TATTATCCTATAGCGATCGTAATTAGTCTGAACAACAGCAATGCCAGTGCCGCTTTAAACGTCCATACTAAGATCTGTATTGAATCTTCTTTGTTGCTTTTCATATTAGTTTGGATTAGGGTTTACTAGTTCTTGCTCTTTACGTAGCTGCACGTCAATCGCTCCGAGGGCATAGATTACCTCGCACCATATTTCTACAGCATCATACTTGAGACGCTCGTCAAAAAACTCTTCATCTAAATAGTTGTGCTTGATAAGCTCTTCGTATAAGAAATTCTCAGTCCACGCGTAATGATCACTACCGAAGTAGTCTTCATCGTCACATAAGAATTTGATGTGTTTTACTATTTTCCAGTAAAGTTTCTTTGGTTCCATAATTATTCTTTTTCAGTTACTAATGCTAAACATAATTGAAAAGGATCTTCTATGTGCTCGAATACTTCATCTAATCTAAGTCGTAGTATTTCACACTCTTCGTCTGTAAAGGCGCGCTGATCTGTAGCAAATTCTATGATATCTGCTGGATCGCTGTCAAAGTGAAACATGTTGTCATCAAAGTACAGTTCACATATGAATCTTTTAGCGTCCTTATCTGATTTGATTTTCTTATAAAAATAGTGTGGTGTCATAACTCGTCTAGATTTATAAATTCACAGTGTTCCTTGCATCGTCCACAGATACCTAAATCTGGATTACTAAGCCACGGTGATGCTCCGCAGCAATCTGATTCTATATTCATACTATAATTCATTATTATAAAATTCTACTTGTGCTACAAAGTCTGAGTAGATGTCAGCGAGGTCTGTAGCGTCCTCGAAGTCACAGTTTTGGTAACAGAACATGAATAGTTCTTTGGGTGTGGCACTAGCGTTATCTCGCAAGGTGTCAGGATCGAAGTAAAACTTGAATTTGTTGCTCATAGTTATTTAGTTTATTATATTATCAAATAGTGATCGTAATTAGTCTGTATGCCACTTGTTCTGTTGTATAAACTCTATTAGTATTTCCTCAAGAGTAATCATTTGATCAGGTGATAAACCACCTTCATCTAAATTATAGTCTTCGCATATTGCTTGGAAGTCAATATACTTTTCAATTAAGTTTGCTTTTTCTAGTTCTTCTGTAGTGTACATAGTTATATTTTATTTGCTATTTTATTTAGTAGATCTATATCTTTTCTGTAATGCTCCATCCACATGGCATCAGTGAAGTCATCTGTCAAGTGCTCTAGTGAAAACTTCAAGTTCTCATATACAATTCTTGCTTCTTCTTTTGTTAGGCGCATAGTGATTATCTTAAGGTGAATGACTCAGTTAAGTATTTTTCATTGATTAAAGTAAAGCCTTTGTAGTTTAGCCATGAGCGAACTGGTGCTTCCGAGGTAACTTCTGCAAAGTGCTTAGGTAATGAACCCACCTTAAATACAAAGTACCTAGTGTGGTTTAACTTGATGTACTTGTTTTTCTTGTTAGCAGTTAATTTAATTTTCATAATGAGTAGTTTAAATGTTCATATATATTATCAATGAAGCATCGTATTTAGTATGTATAAAGTGGATAGCTTAGTTATACTTAGAAAAGTAAGGAGTGTCATAACACCACGCTTCAAGGTGTGAATTATAAAAAGTGTGACATTAGCCTTATAGAATATCCTTAGTAGGGGCTATTGTCACCCTATTTCTTCGTAGTAATTCTGGTGAAAGCAAAGCGAAGTGCTATACACGCTCCGTCAGGAGCAATGTATTTTTTACTCGTTACTTGATGATAAGGTCACGAGCAAAGGTTGGAACATTATTCGTAGCGGTGTAAGATTTGTACTTCTTAAAACACTCCATGCTTTCAAAGCGATCTTTGTTTGCTTTGTATACTTCATCATGATTGTACTTGAATGTTTCACCTTTCTTAGTGGTGAACTCAATTACTTCTTTTTTCCCGAGTAATGATTTTCTGATTACGAAGCGATTTGTTTTCATAGTAATAAAATTTAAGTTATAATTAATTTAGTTTAAGTTCAGAATTATTATCTCATTGATCTCGTATTAACCCTGTATTGCTATACACCTTGAGGTAGGCGCATGACGGAGTCTACTCTTCCGACCCTATTTCAAAGCCAGGCGCTAAAGGTGCAACGACTCTACTTCGCTACACCCTGTACCATGTATGAGTTACTATTTTCTCATGTGTAACTCTAGTTGTATTCTACCGATGCAGAACAGTAGCATTTGCATTACTGCTTCATCATACGTTATGTCTTCAAGTTCCATTAGACCGTCGTAGTCAAAACCATTGTATGCTTCAGCACCGAACAATTCGAGATCATATTCTGCGATACTTAGTATTGCTGTAACCTCTGCGGTTTCATAATACTTATTGATGTAGAAACTACATGTACGCTTAAAGATCTGTAACACTGTTTCTAAACGCTCTGTAGTATCTGTACATGTTATATTACCAAGTAAACTGTATGCGAATACTTCTGTTACAGCGTCTGTATCTACTGTGATATCGACTGTTTGATCATTGTCTTCGTTGTAATCTCGGTGAAACAAAAGTTGTGTTTTGATCTTGTTAAACTCATCATTGATAGTAAATGTTTCCATAGTTATTAAATTTAGTTTAGTTATTAATTTATTATATTATCTTACCTATTTCGTGTTTAATCTGTTCTATCTTTCGATCGATCAGATCATTTATTTCATCTTCACTCCAGTCATCATACTCTTGTATGTATAGACTGTGTAGTTCATCTCTAATTTCATCTTCATTTTCTTCGATGATGTAGTTAAATATTCTCATAGTGATTATTGATTATTTAAAATATATTCTACTAAGTCGTTTTTGTCCCATTCCATTAATTGGTCATAAGTGAATTGTTTCATAGTGATTGATTTAATTTAGTTATTAATTTATTATATTATCTTGTTGTACTCGTATTTATTCTGTAATAATATACTGGATGTTATAGATATTATTCTCTTGATTCTCTTCTCTGTGTTCACAGTGTTCACTGAAATCGTCTATTTTACTTTCATCTAATGATTCATAAAAGTTGTTTAGATTAGTGAATCCAATGATTTGTAATTCTACATGTTTCATAATGATTAATTTAATTTAGTTATTATTTATTTTTTATTCAAATATATTATCTCAATATACTCGTATTTAATCTGTATTGCTATACACACAGGGTGTGTTATTCAATGTTGAAGATCTCATCCAGATGGTATCCTTTGTTACGTACTATGTACATTACAAAATTGTTGAGGTGTATTTCACTGAAAAAACTTTTACGGATCGTCCAACGTTTTCCTTTGTCAGTTATAAATTGTAATTGTACTCTAAAGTTTTTCATAATGTTTTAAGTTAAAGTTTTACATATTGTACATAGATCCCCGAAGGGTGGGAGTGTAGTCTATTCGACTACGAACTCCCGAGCAAATGTAGGTAGGTTGTTTGTTGATGTGTACGACTTGTACTTTTTGAAACACTCCATACCTTCGAACTTATCTTTGTTCGCTGTGTAGACTTTGTCGTGATCATACTTAACGACTGATCCGTCTTTCTTTTGGAATTCAACTACGATTCCTTTACCGATGAGGTTTTTTCTGATAACAAATCTTTTAGTTTTCATAAGTGTAAATTTAATTTAAGTTAATTATTTAGTTTTTATTCATTAGTATTATCTCATTTAAGTCGTAGCCAGTCTGTAAAAACCTAAAAACTTTCAGTGAAACAACACTAATAAGGGGCCCGTGGGGCTTTTCAAAGTCATTATCACAATAGGGTCGTATTTGCTCTGTATAGGTATAACACTATACCTCTTATCATCTAACAATTATTTTTAGGGTGACAATAGCCTTTAAAGATATCCTTAGTAGAGGCTAATGTCACACTTTTTTAAAATGTTTTTAATTCAAGTAATTAGCATGTGATTATAGACTTATGAAACAAAAACTATCTGCAAAAGCTGCGGCCGCAAAAAAGGCCAGGGATTTAGCCTATGCTAAAACTGATCGTCGGCGTGAAATGAAAGCTGAGAATCAGAGGAAGCGTCGTGCGGCAAAGAAAGCAGGGAAAGACATTAACGGCAAAGACTATGACCACACAACTAGAAGGTTTGTATCAGTTAAGGCAAACCGCGGTGGACATGGCAAAGGCACAAGGAAAAACAATACTAAGTAAACTAAACTAATGGCAAGGATAAGTAGTTACAACAAGGACAACGGGCTTACAGGCAACGATCTTCTTTTAGGCTCTTCGTTTGAGGGCAACATTAATGGTGTTCAAAAATACGCAACGCGCACATACAGGTTGTCTGACCTTGCGACATACTTTGGTGGATTTGTAAATGGTATAGATCTTAATGACCTGCTAGGCAGAATTGGAGACCTAGAAAGCAGTATTAGTATTATATCTACTACGATAACAAACAACACGACGGCTATATCTATCGCAAATCAAAGTATAACTACTATAACAAACGAGCTGCTGTCGCAGTCTACTTTCCAAACAAACCTATCTTCTACATTTGGAACATTTGATGAAAATGGTAATTTAACGTCGTTATCTCAAGCGTTCGCAGATCAAGTACTTCAAACAACCGCGTCAGATAGATATGCCAACGCACAGTTCGTTACCAACCTAGCTGCATCAGTAGGTACATATGACGAAAATGGTAATTTAATTACTTTAGCAGAGGCCTTTGCAAACCAAGTACTGCAAGTAACTACAACAGATAAGTTTGCAACATCCGAGTTCGCCACGAACTTGGCAGCATCGTTTGGTACGTATAACCCCGACGGGACACTAGCTACTATCTCTGAAAGCTTCGCAAACCAACTACTGCAAGCATCGACAGCATCTGACTTTGCAGACGCGCAATTTGTGACAACGCTTGTAAGTAACTTCGGTACATTCGACGAAAACGGCAACTTACTCACTGTATCAGATTCTTACGCGAACCAGATACTATCAACAGCCAATACGTCTGAGTTTGCACAAGCTGAGTTTGTAACCAACCTAGCAAGTAGTTTTGGTACTTATGACGCTAATGGTAACCTTACGGCTATTTCTAGTTCTTTTGCCGATGATGTATTAAGCACCGCTAATACCTCTGAATTTGCAGAGGCAAGTAAGCTTACTAATCTAGGTGCTTCATTTGGAACGGTTAATCCTGACGGCTCCGTGTCTTTTAGTAATACCTCAACATATTCAAATCAAATATTAAACTACGTAGATAGCAGTTCTGCTCTTGCAACGCAGTTATCAAACTTACAGTCACAGGTTACAAATATACCTGTTACGTTGCGTCAAGACGATGAGCCTGGTATATTAGATGGTAATAATGATCTTATTTATCCTCTTGGTTCTATATGGATTGACACAAATGATAGTAATGCTATTTATATTCTTATTGAGGACGCGGGTGCACCATCAGGTTATTCATGGTCACCAACAACATCTGAAGCGTTAGGTGATCTTATATTAAGTAACGCACAGTTGCAAGATGATGTATCATTACTTGCCGATGATTTAAGTGCAGAAGGAACAAAACTTACAACACTAACGGCACAATTTGGTGTTTACGATCCTGTAACAGACACGTTTACAATAAATAATAATTCTAATGTAATAGCATCACTTAGAACATATGCTGATGCGGATTCTACTTCAGCTAAAAAAATAGATGGTATAAACTCCGTGTTTAACATGGTTGACGCTAATGGTAATGTAATTAAAAACTTAGCTACATTCAACCAAGAGATAACAACTTATGTAGATGCTAATTCAGCAGTAGCTGGAAGAGTTGATACACTAGAAGCAGAAGTAGGCGATAATGCTGCGGCCATCACAGCGGAGCAAACAGCAAGGGCAACAGAAGACGCCGCCATAGCATCAAGTGTTAGTAATTTAACAGCAACTATAGGAGATGAAAACTCTGGGTTAGTTGCGAGTGTTCAACAAGCATCAGAAGCGGTTGCTAGCTTAGAAGAAGGTCTTAAAGCGTCTTACGCTCTTACTGTTGGCGCAGGAAATGCTATATCAAGCATGAAATTACTTGCAGAAGATCCAAACCAACCTGGTCTTCCACCAACTTCTTCTATTATATTCAACACTAATAACTTTAAAATACAAAACGGTAGCGGTGTAGATCAATTCACAATTAACACGACTACTGGTAAAGCTGTTTTTGCAGGTAGCTTGCAAGGTGTAGATGGTACGTTTACTGGTAGACTTACTGCCGGAGCTGTTGATATATACAGTGATAATATAGCTATAAATATTGACTCGCTTGGTGGCCAGATAAAATTTGTAGACGACGCCGGAAACGACCACACGACAATGACAGCTAGCGGTGCAACTGGTAACTTTAATTTAATATGCCAAGAAAATGTATCTTTATTAGCTAAAGACGGATCTGGTAATACCGTGTCTACGCTTTTACTAACAACACCTTCAGCATGGTTAACTGGGGACAATGTAAGGCTTGTTGCTGACAACAGCGTTTATCTTAGCGGTACAGGCCAATTATACTCTTCTGGCTTTGATAGCTTTTTATTTTATGCCGGCGCGCATAGATTACAAGGATCTTCAAGCAGCGGAATAACAATAGCTAGTGGAATTACAACTTTAACAGTTAATGAAACAGGTGTTTTTGTCAACGGGCAACAAATAACAACTGGCGGACCTACTACTGATACAAACTACTACTTAAATGGCATAACAAGAAGTGGTGACACGTTAACGTTCTCTGTGGCTGGAACCGCAAGCCAGTCGTACACTTTTGGGGCAAACGCGTTTAACTCAACAACTATACCAACAAATAACAACCAGCTAACAAACGGCGCTGGATACATAACGACAACCGGTTCTTATACATTCACTGGCAGTTTAACGGCTCAAGATTTTATTCTTGGTTCTGATAGAATATTAAAAGAGAATATAAAAGAATACAAGCCAAAACCAATCAATATACAGTACAAGACGTATAATTTAATTGGGGACGAAAATAAACGTGTAGGTGTTATTGCCCAAGAATTAGAAATAGAACACCCAGAGTTTATTAGAGAAAACGAAAACGGTATTAAATCCGTATCATATATAGACATGCTTGTTGCAAAAGTTGCAGAGCTTGAAGCAAGAATAAAAGAACTAGAGCATGGCGGTACCAAGTAGTGGATTTTCATTACAAGATGTAATAAATGAAATAGAACAATACGGCGATGTCGTATCACCACAGTCTTTAAGCGGCGCTTTTCAAGCGGCCAATGAAAGTGGTTTTGCTGGATCCGGTAGAGACAGCCTCGCTGACTTTTCAAACTACGTTCATTTAGAAGCATTTGAGTTTAGCGACGCTGGTATACAGGGTTTTGCTGTAGATACATACAGTGGAGCTATAACGCCACCATCATCCTCGTTTGGTTATACAATAACTAATATAGCTTATGGAGCTGGGTACATAGCAGCTGAAAACAGGTTTGAATTAGTTGCAAGTGATATATACAGAAACGCGACAGTGACTGTTCAAATTCCACCAGGATACAGCAATACGGGTACGGTATCTGGTACCGTGCAGGCATTACAAAGAGGTATTAGCGAATCAATAACTATTAGTACAGCTACAACAGCTGTTGATCCACAGGGTGATGGTATTACCATATATGTAGATACAGTAGACGAGCTTTACACCACTTCTTGGACAGCCTATATAACATACACCGATCAAAGCAATGCTACTAACTGGGTTTATTTAGCTGGCGGTAGCACGGGAACTGGCGACGGTTCTTTCTACGTTGGTGTTGATCCTAATTACTCTGGCTCTAACGGCTATGACGGAACAACAAGGTATTTTGACATACGTGTAGATAAAAACGGTGGAGGCGTAAGTAGTAATACGCTTTCATTCTACCAAACAGTTGGTTCTCCACCCGTTCAAGCGCCTGAATTTAGCGTATCACCAAGCTCATTAGATTTTGATTACTCACAGTCTGGTAGTGGTGCTTATCAAACGTTAACAGCTACGTACACCGGAGGTAGTATACCAACAGCTGTTAGTTTCTATTTATCAGGAACAGACTTTGGCTTAGTACAAACAGACGGTAATGTTCCTTTAACAGTTAGCGGCGGACCTTGGGTTGCAGAAGCAACAAATGACGGTGCTGGTTCTTTCCAAGTAGGTGTTTATCCTTTAACTACAAACTTTGGCGGTAGCGATAATACGGAAAGTTTAAGCATTTCCATGGGTAATAGTGGTGGAACAACAAGCGACAGTATACCACTTACTCAAACATACTATGTAGCTCCACCTCCAACATACTATATATTTGAATCTTGCGACAACGGTTCTCTAGTAATGACAGCAGATGTTGTTCCTTACTCTAGCCAAAGAGCAATTGATGGTTCTGGAAATTATTACTTCTATACTAATTCTACAACAACAAATGCTGGTCAACATACTATAGCATCATTAACCCTTGTTTCAGCGACGTCGTGTCCTCCAGTATATATATCAAGAATTGTTGAGAAAAACGACGGAACAGCAACTGGTAGAATACCGCTTAGCCAAAGTTATCCAGAAGGTTCAGAGGTTATTATTGTAGGTTATGGCAGTACTTATACAGATTGCTGGACTGTGGGTGCGGAATCAGTTCTTTCTGCTAACCTGACAGTGGATGGATCTTGTCCAGCACCACCGCCACCTCCGCCACCACCACCTCCACCTCCAACAACAGGGGGATGGAACTGTAAGAGCGGCGGATGTGTTGAGGCAACAACAACAGTTGGAACTTATGCAACACTAGCAGAATGTGAAGCAGCTTGCGAATTACCATAAAAAAGTTGAAGAGACGGCAGTAGCTTTCTCTTCAGCTTTTACTGTAATCAAATTATATCATGAATAAAATACAAGAAATTTTTAAGGCTTGGAACATTGCGATGGATCCAACAACAAAACAAGCTGAACTTGCTTCAAAAAGACTAGAAATATGTAATAGTTGTGAGTATAAGGTCACAAACTTAGGTATCAATAGGTGTTCAGTTTGTGGTTGCGCTTTAAAGGGCAAGGTATTTACCCCAGCTATTGGTGGCTGTCCAAAAGGTAAGTGGGATGATATTGACAAGCGGGCGCTATATCAAGACAAACCAATGGTGCAAGAGTTTGATAATCAGTTAACTAAAGAAGAGTGCGAAGAATTAATAAATAAAAGCAAAGACAAGTTAAAGCAAGCTGGCGTTCTTGGTGAGCACAGAGAAAATTACAGGACAGCACAACAGACTTGGATTTTCGATAATGATCCTTTAAGTTTAAAAATAAAAAGTATAATTCTTAATAAAACAAATTTACCGCACGAAAACCAAGAAGCACTTCACGTAGTCAAGTACGAAGTTGGTGGAGAATACAAACCTCATCATGATTTTTTTCATCCAAATACAGATTACTACGAAAGCACAACTAAAATTGGTGGACAACGCAAGTACTCTTGTTTGTTTTACTTAAATGATAATTTTAAAGGTGGTGAAACATATTTTCCAAAAAAAGACTTAAAAATACAACCGCATTTAGGAAAACTATTAATGTGGGATAATTTAAATAAAGACGGCTCTCCAAATCAAGATAGCCTTCATGCTGGACTACCAGTTGAAGATGGTGAAAAATGGATTTGTATAGTCTGGGTTAGAGAAAAAAGTTTAAAGACTTAACAATAAAAAATAAATGGCAAGAATAAGCAAATACAAGTTTGACGAAAATGTAACGGGTGGTGACTACGTTATAGGTTCAGATTCACCTACTGGCAAGACCAGGAATTTTATGCTGAAAGACTTAACAAGTTATTTTGGCAAGCAGGACGCTATTCTAGGTGATAAGTTTGCTTATCAATATAGAAGAACAAAACAATACCAAAATCTTGTTAGGGGTGAAATATCTTTTAACAACAACAACCTTAGTAATTCTTTGTTTGAAGATATTACAACAATATATATAAACAAATACAACGCGTCTAACAATGACGTGCTTTTGTATTTTTCTGAAATTGTTGGTAGAAACGGGGTGTTGACACTTCACAGTTCAGAGAATACAACATACTTTGGAACATACCGCGTAGATTCAATTAATAATTACTCAGGAGATGTAATAAGAATAACTGTAGCGTATATAGCTTCAAATGGTTACATATCAGATTTAGAATATGTAGGCGTTGCCGCTGTTTTTTCAGTTGGTGACAAAGATTACACACATGTGCAAAATACAGCGTCAAATGTGTGGACTATTAGCCACGGGCTAAATAAAAATCCATCTGTTTCTGTACAGGATTCAGCTGGTACAACAGTAATTGGAGAAGTAACTTATAACGATAAAAACAATTTAACTTTAAACTTTAGTGGATCATTTTCCGGTAAAGCCTATTTAAACTAACTAAACTATGGCACAAAGATTTTTAACAAGTATTAACCTAAGCGCAAACGAGCTACAAAATGCCGTTATACATCCGCTAGGTACAGAACCAGCTGTATTGCCTGCGGGTGGTGTTTATTTTAATACCGCAAGTGGCAAGCTTTTTGTATCCGATGGAACAGTGTGGAAACACGTTTCTGGTGATATCACAAGCGTAGTTGCTGGTGCTGGTTTAACAGGTGGTGGTAGCATTGATGATGTTACACTTAACATTGGGCAAGGAGATGGTATCACAGTAGCTGCTGATGCTATTTCTGTAAACATCGAAACTACTCAGTTTGAGTTTGCTAGTGGGAAACTTACTATTTCAGATGGAGCAATTGGTCCTGATGAACTCGCTGCTACAACCGTAGTCGCTGGTAGCTATGGTGATTCAACTAACATTGCAACATTTACAGTAGATGCTGATGGTCGTTTAACAGCTGCTGGTACTTCAGCTATTAGTACGACGCTAAACATCTCTGGTGACGGAGCTACATCTGATACGCTTTCACTTATCAGTGGAACGCTAAACTTTCAAGGTGGAGATGGTATTACTACCACTGTTTCTGATGACAATGTTCTTTTTGATGTTGATGCAACTGTTGTAAGAACATCGGGCGATCAAACAATTGCTGGCAATAAAACCTTTAGCAACAATATTGTAATCAACGGTGACCTTACGGTATCTGGAGCCACTACAACTAAAATTTCTGAGAACGTACTCATTGAAGATAATATCATTATTTTAAATAGCAACGAAGCAAACGGCGCTACAGAAAATGCTGGTATTGAGGTTGAAAGAGGTACAGATAATAACGTACAATTAATCTGGAACGAAACTGCTGATAAATGGCAAATCGAAATTGACCCAGATAACGATACATACCAAAATATTGCTACAGAAGACTATGTAGCGACTCAAATCACAAATAACTCTAGCTCTGCCGATATCACTGGTGATGATGCAACTGTTGCGTTTGCTATTGCTCACGGACATAGCACAAGAGACGTAATTGTTCAACTGTATGATAAAACTACATTTGAAACAGTATACGCAGATGTCGTAAGAACAAGCACAAGCGTCGTAACCGTAACTTTTGCTACAGCTCCTGCTACAGGCGAAGACTACAGAGTTATGATTACAAAAGCATAATAAAACATGGCAAATCGTTTTCTTAGTAATATAAGAATAAACGACGCGTACACACTACCTGCTTCGGATGGAACAACCGGGCAGGTTATTGTAACTGATGGTTCAGGAAATTTATCTTTTTCTGATCAATCTGGTGGAAGCAGTAGTGCGGCGTCAGTAATATACAAAGATAGTTTCACTGGCGACGGTATTGAGACGCAGTTTGTAATGGAGAATAATGTTACAACTGAGGATCAAACGCAAATATACATTGACGGTGTTTATCAAGAAAAAGACACTTATAGTGTGACTGGCAATGTAATTACATTTTCTACAGCACCAGAATTAAACCATAGTATAGAGGTAATTACAATATCAGGTATTACTATAGGTCCTACTACAATTTACCAAGATAACTTTACGGGAAATGGTGTACTAACAGACTTTACTTTAGCGCACACTGTTTCTGATGAAGTCAAGACAATGGTGTTTTTAAACGGTGTTTATCAGTTTAAAAGCACCTATTCTGTTTCTGGTACTACGCTTTCTTTTGACGCAGCGCCTGCAGATACTGTAGAAATAGAAGTTATTACAATACACTCTGCATACGGAAAACAAGAGGCGCAAAAAATATTATTTTACGGTAAAGCTACTGGTGTTATAAGCAAAGGTGATGCTGTAATGTTTGCTGGAGCTGAAGGTGATCACTTTTTGTTTACAAAAGCAACGCAAGCTGCTATTGAAGCAGATCACGAATTGTTTATTGGCCTTGCTAATCAAGATTTCTTAAACAACGAGTTCGGGTATGTTGTAGAGTTCGGTAACATTACGGGGCTAGTTACAGACGCTTATGCAGCGGGTGATACACTTTGGTTTGACTCTGAAGGTTCTACTCCCGGCGCACTTACAGACACAGAGCCTACCCCACCTAACGCTAAGATACAGGTAGCAGCGGTTATACGGTCACATCCTGCAGAGGGTGTGTTATTCGTTCGCCCTACGTGGTACCACGAGCTCGGTGAATTACACGATGTAAGTATTATTAGTCCAGCAGACAAAGATCTTCTAACGTATAATAACACTACAGGTGTCTGGGAGAACAGTAAAACACTTGGTGATGTTACAACTGGTAATATTACAACATCAGGAACAGTAGACGGTGTAGATATTTCTGACTTTAAATCTGCTTATGATTCGCATAATCACGATGATAGGTACTATACTGAAACAGAAATTGACACGTTTTTAACAAACAGCACGAACTGGGACACAGCATATAGCTGGGGCGACCATGCAAGTGCTGGATATGATAAAAAATATACCATATCAGTTATTTCCACAAACACCACGGCTGTTAAGGATAGACTGTATGTATTAACTTCTAGTTTAACCTTAACTTTGCCAGCAAGTCCAGGCATTGGAGACAAGGTAGCGGTTTCAAATATGAGCGGTACTACAACGCCGGTAATTGCAAGAAATGGTAATTTAATTGCGGGATTAGCGGAAGATCTGACAATAGATGTAGATAACTTGAGTGTAGAATTCATTTACAGCGGCGCTGCTAAAGGATGGATATTATTATAAAACAAATATAAAATTATGAGTTCAATTACAAGTTTAATATCAGGCGGCGGCGGAGGTGGAGGTGCTCCTGTAAACAGCATAGCTAGATTAGCAGTAGGCGGTCAAACACAATATACAGACGAATCGGGTGGTGTTTGGTTAAAAACAGGAAATTTAATAGATGCAGATGCTGCAACATATCCTGACGCAATACAGCAAGAAATATACTTGTATAGTCAAGGAAAGGAAAATTGGAATAATGTTCCTTCTGAATTTGCAATGCGTTTTAGTGAAGATGGAACTATATTTACTGCATTTAATGCAGGGTGGATTTTTCAACAAATGATCCTTAGCACTCCTTACGATTTAGTTACAGCGGGTAATAGGGTGCAAAAAATAACTTTCAGCCAATACACAACTAGTGGAACGGGATTAAGTTTTTGGTCAAATGGTGGTTCGCATTATGCTTTTGTATATGCTCGCAGCGAGGCTTCAATGATACGATTTGTTTTACCCGCAGCTTATGATGTATCCTCAATTTCAGGGGCATCTTATGCTAGTTTTAATTACGGCGCCAACGCAGCGTATTATATGGGAATATCTGATGATGGAACAAAGGCGTATTTTTATGCGGATGCGGGAACTATTGATACTTTTGATTTAACTACTCCGTATGATTTACATTCAAGAGTTTTAGCTTCAATAACATCGTTTACGTTTTCAACTGTAACTACGGGAACTCTTCAGGCAATAAGCTCTAATAGACTAATAACTTACGATTCATCAAATGCCGTTTTTAAAGTCTATGTTATGCAAACTCCTAAAGATGTAAGTTCTATTGTGTTTTCACACGATTTTAGTAGTAATCAAATTACATCAAACGGTGGCGTATACACTTTAACAGGCGCATTAACTAATAACGATCAATATTTTTTTCCTATTTCGGCATCCGATTTGTGGAGATATGATTTAGAGCAGAAAATGGGATTAGAGACAAACACGGGAACATACGACTACGTAAAACTAAAATAATGGACAATAAAATATCTTTTATAAAATGAATAGGTTTATAACACTTGAAGATTCACGAAAATCTGAGTTTAGAAATAGATACTGGAGAGATTGCGAATTAGACGCAACAGATCATATTGTTCCACTAACTGATCATCCTAAACATGAGGCTATTATGCGATATAGACAGGAATTAAGAGATTATCCTAACCATCCTGAATTTCCCAATAATCCTAGACCTATAAAACCATAATAAATGGCGAATACAAAAGTAACAGGGGATTTAATAGCGCAAGGTACAATACATTCTGTAAACCTTGCAGACGGCTCAGTAACTGCCACTAAGCTACATAATATATCTACAGATCATATATCTGAAGGTACGAACCTGTTTTATACTGACGCCAGAGTAAGTACATACCTTACTACAAATAACTACGTAACAACAACTGAAATAGCCAACACGGCTAACTGGGATGAAGCATACAGCTGGGGTAACCACGCTTTAGTAGGTTATCTTACGTCTTTTACAGAGACCGACCCTATTTTTACTGCTTCTGATGCTTTTGCAATTACTTCTACTCAAATAACAAATTGGGATACGGCTTATGGTTGGGGAGATCATTCAGCTGTAGGTTACTTAACTTCGTTCACTGAAACTGATCCCATATACTCTGCCTCTTCTTGGTTCAGCACAACTAACAATGCTAGCAATTGGGATACCGCATATTCTTGGGGTAATCACGCTACACAATCATATGCTACAGAAACTTATGTGAACACAGCTGTAGCTAACCTAGTTGATTCAGCCCCTACAACATTAGACACATTAAACGAGCTTGCTGCAGCATTAGGAGATGACCCTAACTTTGCTACAACTGTAAGTACATCTATAGGGACTAAATGGACGCAAGACAATACTAAGATATCAAACTGGGATACAGCGTATAGCTGGGGCAACCACGCTAGTGTTGGGTATTTGACAAGTTTACCATCACACACACACGATTATGTTCCAGAAAGAGGAAGAACAGATTGGAATGACGGAACTGTTATAGATGATGTAGTAGGTCAATTAGGTTGGTGGAACTACGGAAATAACCACACTATATTTGATGCATCTAAGTCAATCGCTCCAGGTGGTATTGCAAAAAATAACACAAATCCAGATGTTAGTTGGTCATCGACATATCCTACATTAATGGGTTGGAATGGCTCAAGTACTTATGGCGTAAGGGTTGATTCATCAAGATTCGCAGATTATGCTGGCGCTCCAACAAGTCCAACCTTTACGGCGTCTGGAGATTTTAGAGCCCCTATATTCTACGACTCCAACAACACTGGATATTACGTAGATCCTAACGGTGTAACAAATATAAATCATTTAAGAATAAATGGAGACTGGTCTTCTTATGGTTTACCATATACAGCAGCTTTTACTATAAGGGGTACATATCCAAGCGTGCAATATAGAAGCACTTCATCTAACAGTATGTGGCTGTATCACATGGATAGCGCTGGAAACATACAGCATTACTATGCAGCTGGTACAGATAGTGAGAGTTGGTCTATAAAACATACTATGGCGCCGGATGGTGTGTTTACGTCTACCGCTTCAATGCGTTCCCCTATATTTTACGACTCTAATGATACTAATTATTATGTAAATCCAGCTAGTACATCAAATATAAGAAAAACTAATATAGTAGCAAGCGGTGTTGGTTGGGAAGATCATTTAAATTTATATTCTTCTGACGGCACAAATAAATGGAATTTATTAGTCGACAACGGCGCTTCTGATTCGTTTAGAATAGCTTATAATAGTTCAGAAAAAATGAGGTTTGAGACTGGCGGCAATGTTACCACAGTTGGAGCTCATTTTTCTAGCGATTCATTTAGAGCACCTATATTCTACGACTCTAACAATACAGGTTATTATATAGATCCCGCAAGTAGATCTATATTAGCTGATGTTGAGGCAAGAAATGGTATAAACTTAAGAAGAGACTTAGGCCCAAGCACGGGTATATCTTTTTACTCATCTAGTTATTATAACTGGCAGATATATATGTCTCCGGCCGCACAAACTGGATGCGGCGCTAATGGAAATCTAACAGCTCCTAGCGGTCTTGGGACTGTTACTAATTGGGCGTTACGTTCTAGAATGGAAGGTGTTTCTACTTATGGATGGCTTTGGGAAACTGGAGGCGGCGGAGGTGGTGGAGCTACAGCTTCTGCTGTAATGGAACTTGGAGCAACCACTGGTACATTGAGAGTTATTGGTGACATGATAGCCTATGCTTCTGATGAAAGACTTAAAACAAACATAAAACCTATAGACGGTCCTATACAAAAAGTAAAACAAATATCTGGCGTATCTTATGATTGGGTAGATAACATACAAGAAGAATATAATTTCCACCCTAATAATATGCATGAAGTAGGAGTACTAGCTCAAGAAGTGCAAAAAGTATTACCAGAAGCCGTAATGACAGCGCCAATGAATGCGCCTTACACTGAAAAAACAGGTATTGATCACGATTTTCTTACGGTTAAATACGAAAGAATAGTTCCACTTCTTATCGAAGCAGTTAAAGAACTATCAAATAAGGTTGAAGAACTTGAAAACAAATTAAATGGCACAAACTAAAGTAAAGTTAGTATCTAACGGTGTTATAACAGTTGATAATCTACACACTAATCACGGTATAACAACAGACCACATCGGCGAGGGTAGTAATCTTTATTACTCTGAAGCACGTATACAAAACTACCTTAATACAAACAACTATATTACTAGAGCAGAAGTGTCGGGTGGTGAAACGCTTACAACTTTAAGTTTAGCAAATAATACCCTTACGTATGTTGATGAAGCTGGAACAACGTTCAATATTGATCTTTCACCTTATTTAGACTATACAGCATCATCGTGGTTTAATACAACTAACAACTCAGCTAATTGGGATACCGCGTATTTATGGGGTGATCATGCAAGCGCTGGATACTTAACATCATTTACAGAAACAGATCCTATATATGTAGCTTCAAGTTGGTATACAACTACTAATAATGCTGGCAATTGGGACGCGGCGTATAATTGGGGTGATCACGCTGGATTATACTCATTATTAGGGCATAACCATACGGAATCTGATATCACTGACTTTGGCAATTACGTGACCAGTATAACACATGATACAGTTAACACAAAACTCGTTGTAACAAATAGAGATTCTACTACAACTGATTTATCATTAGCGCAATATATTGACGATACTAACCTTGCTAGATTAGTTTCTGGTACATTAGACGGAGGTACAGGTGTGGCTACGTTTACTAGAGATGATTCTAGCACATTTACAGTTGATTTCTCAGCATTTCTATCTGATGCCAATGATTATGTATCCTCAGCAAGTTTTAACACCTCCGATGGCGTCTTAACGCTTACAAGGTTTGGCGGCGAAACAGTTACCGTAGATCTCGACAATAGATACTTGACATCGTTTACTGAAACAGATCCTATCTACACGACTTCATCTTGGTACACCACTACAAATAACAGTAGTAATTGGAATACTGCGTACGGTTGGGGTAACCATGCAAGTGCGGGGTATTTGACTTCATTTAACATAACAACACAGACTGATCCTAAGTATTTAAGAAGCGATACCGCAGATACGGCGTCTGGTACGATTACTTTTTCATCTATATATAGCGGCGGTACTGGTGATTTTACCAATCTTAGTAATCCTAGTTATAAAGTGTCTGCAGGATCTGGGTATTGGAGAATACCTCATATTAGTAGCAGCAGTGTAACGTCTGGTGTTTATAATTTTGAAACTGGTAAAAGTGTTTACTGGGGTGAACCAGGCGATACAGGAGATTATCGCTTTAGAGGTAGAAGATTATTTGGAGAAACTGGCGTACAAGCGCCTACATATTATGCTTTAACTAACACTGGGTATTATGTAGATCCCGCTGGTACAAGTAATTTAAACTTTATAACAGGAGTGGATTTTAAATCTACTTCAACCTCTGCAACACCACGATACGATACCGCTTTTTTTGTGCTTCAAGCGCAACACTGGTATGGAGATACAAACGGACAAATAATGTATCTTGGAGAAAATGCAAATGACGTACTTATAAGAGGACAAGTAGCAATAGGTGGCGAGGCTATTCAGTCAGGATACGCTCTTACAATGACTGGTTCAATTGATATGAATAATGGAACCGTTGATTATGTGGGTCAGTTACACTTCCAAGATAACGTTAGGTTTTATGATGACGGAAATGATAGTTATTTAAATTTTAAACACGGTAATACTTCTTACGGCGGTATTAAATTTTATGATGGCGGAAATATATTAAGAGGTTTTATATATAGTAGCACAGGTGGATTTGGATTATTAGACAACGACGGCCATTGGGCGGTTAGGACACAGACTGGAACTAGTCCTTTGGAACTTAGATGTAATAATAATGTAGAATTTGAGGTTTATGATTCATATACACTTTCACCAGGTTCATCTCGTGCTCCTATATTCTATGACTCTAATGATACTAATACTTATTTTGATTCAAATAGACTTGTAATTAGAGGTACCGATCCTACAGTAATACTAAGAGATACAAACCACAACTCTGCAATGCTTCATTGTAACTCCAATCTACTGTACGTTCTTAGAGGGGGAAATGATACTACTACTTGGACACAAGTTAATGGACAATGGCCTGCTACATGGAACCTAACTAATAATTTGTATTCTGGTGGTGGAGCCGCTACTTTCGTTGGAGATGTAACAGCAAACACATCTGATAAAAGATTAAAAGAAAACATAAAGAACATACCGGACGCTATAGAAAAAGTAAAATCTCTTAATGGTGTTACTTTTGATTGGAAAGATAACCTTGAAGAAATACACTACACAAGACAAAGAATACACGATGTAGGAGTTATTGCCCAGGAAGTGCAAGCTGTACTTCCTGATGCTGTTAGACCAGCACCATTTGATACAGACGAAGAAGGTAACTCAAGATCTGGAGAAAACTACTTAACTGTTCAGTATGAAAAAATTGTACCGCTCCTTATAGAAGCCATAAAAGAACAACAACAACAAATTGAAGAATTAAAAGCACTCATAAACAAGTAATTACTATATTTGTATAACATAAACAACTAGATATGAACTTAACTTACGAATGGAAGATTACGGCTTTGAAAAAAGCACCTTCGCTTGACGGCTTGTCAAATGTAATCACACACATTAGATTTGACTACACAGGAACAGATGCAGACTCTGGAGAGTCACACACTTTTCACGGCGCTTGCCCTGTTGGAGCACCAAATCCTGAAAACTTTACCGAGATTACAACGCTCACTGAGGCTGATGTAATTGAGTGGGCTAAAGCTAACCACCCTACCGATCACATGGATGAGGTGATCGCTAAAGCTATAGCTGAGAAACTAACACCCAAAAACGAAGAAGTAACTGAGCTTGAGTGGTTAATATCAGCTACTCCTGTTGTAGAACCAGAAGCATAATGGCATTACAGAGTAGTGGAGCAATATCTATATCGCAGATTAAAACAGAGCTTGGAAGTTCAAGTAACTCTTTAAGAACACTGTCTGCCGCAGCTGGAAAAGGAACTCCAGATGCTATGTCTGAGTTTTATGGGTATTCTTCTTACACCCCGCCAAATTATGTAAGTGGTGCTAGTTCTATAAGTGGAGGAGGAACTGCTTCAAATCCGTATGTTGTATCGTGGAGTGTTCAAGGTAGTTCTTGGAGTCAAAATAATTATAATTATTATTCTTATTTATATGGCTTATATTTAGAGGAAGATACATATTATTGTATTTATTATAATGATGATCCTAGTTGGGCATTTTATGCATACTTTGGAGCTTCAGGTGTTTTTACTCCACCACTTACTTTTAACAATAACACTTCAGCTACGCAAGTGATGAAGATAAAATTTATTTCTGGTAACACTAACTTATACACTGGAAGTGGCGCGTTTAATGCAGTACAAGTTATTGGTGGTAATGGAGTTAGCCTTAATTACGCTAAATATAACAACGGAAGCGGAAGTGCTTGGAATCAAGTAGTAAACACTACAGCAACAACTAATAACTTTACGATGGCTGTTGGTAATGATTTTTATATTAGATCATATTTTAACCAAACTTATTTTGAAGCTTATGATTATGATGCTTGTATTGGTAACCAAAGTGAATATAATTGGGCTATTCAAGCAAATCAACCAGCAGCAAATTATCAAGTTACACTTTCAAATTATGTTATTCACGTTTGGTTTGAATTAGTATAGTATGGAAAATTTAGAACAAAAAATTAAAGAGCTAGCAAAATATCTTGTTAATCCTGAAAATAGAAAAAATAAAGGAGAATATCTAGCAAATATGGCTATGTTTCGTTTTTTACGTAAATTACAAGAAGATGGACAATAAAATATATTTTATAGCAGATCGAGTGCAAACAAATTAAATCAACAGCAAAATAAGTAATATATAAACTATAATCAAATAATTTTTTATCATGTCAAAGATCACAGAAAAACAATTAGAGAATCTTCAAAAGAAAATTGCAACAATCCAAGAATTTCAAAGACAAATTGGAACGCTTGAAGGGCAAAAACACATTTTACTACATCAGCTAGTAGTTGCTCAAGATGAACTTCAAAAAATGCAAACAACTTTAGAAGAAGAGTACGGTAAAGTTTCTATCAATATCCAAGACGGAACTTACACCGAAATTACCGAAGACGAAGCTTAATTGGTTAGCTTTAAAAAAACCAATAACCAAAACCATGACCTATTTTTACAAAACCTACTCTTGGTCGCAAGGCGATACAGGAGTACCCGAAGAAACCAGGACGCTTTGGGAGCACATCGCTGACAAAAAGAACTGGAGAATTGTTCAGTTACCAAATGGGTATTACCAGGCCGAGTACGAGCATGATGGACAATGGGTTGATGTAACACGCAGAGAAACAATTAAAACTTGTGAAGCTGCAATAGACGCATCGATCGAGCATTATCGCAAAAGACTTGAGTTTTTGAAAGGACCCAAAGTAGTAAAAACCTTTAACTAACCACACTTTTATAAATTTAATTAAATGGAATATAATCAACCAAGTGAGATTGTTAAAGATCTTTCATTTGGCGAATCAGCCAGTGAAAAAATAATAAGTGGCGTTGACAAACTAGCTAATGCTGTTAAGTCAACCCTTGGCGCTTCAGGTAAGTGTGTAATTTACGAAGATGCTCTTGGTAAACCAGTTATAACTAAAGACGGTGTTACTGTAGCCGAATCGGTTGTACTTTACGACCCAGTTGAAAACATGGGTGCTACACTAATTAAAGAAGCCGCCAAAAATACAGTGAAAGAAGCGGGTGACGGTACGACAACTTCTACCGTCCTCGCTCAATCACTACTAAGACAGGCAAAAAATGCCTTAGACAATGGTGTCAAAATAAGGGAACTTCATGACGCTTATAATTCTGGATTAGATTTTGTAAATACATATTTAGATAAAAACAAAATCGAAGTAGAAGGAAGTATGTTGAGAGATGTTGCTACTATATCTACAAACAACGACTTAGTTTTAGGTAGTATGATTTCTGAAGCATACAACAAAGTTGGTAAGCACGGTGTTGTTTTAATGGAAGAGTCTGAATCTGAAACAACATACTTTGAAATAGTTGATGGAGTTCAGTTTGACTCAGGTTTAAAATCACCGCACTTAGCTACAAACGAAGACAACGACAAGTCTGAATTAGAAAATCCATACATACTAATTGTAGCGTCACCAATCCCTAGCATAAGAAAAATACAAGCTGTACTAGAACATGTTATAAAAGAAAAGCGCAGCTTATTAATCGTGGCAGAAGTTGAACAACAACCATACGCTGCTTTATTAACAAACAAAGTAAAAGGTAATATCAAGATTAACATTGTTGATGTTCCTGGCTTTGGTTCTACAAAAAGAGACACAATAGAAGATCTAGCTGCATTAACTGGCGCAACTATTATAGATGAACAGTTAGGTGATGATCTTGATTTGATTCAACCTGAAGTATTAGGTGAAGCTATTAAAAGTGTCACTGATGCAAATAGCACGGTAATAACAATAGAAACCGTACCGCAAGAAGCTTTAGACCGTATAGATACTGTACAAAAGAAAATACAAAATGAAACTAATCCTTATATCAAGAAAAAGCTTGAGCAAAGATTGGCGATGTTATCTGGATCTGTAGGTATTATTAAAGTTGGCGCGAATAGTAAGGTTGAGTTGAAAGAAAAAAAAGATAGGGTGGAAGACGCTATCTACGCTGTTAAGGCGGCATTGCAAGAAGGTATTGTGCCTGGCGGTGGGGTTGCTTTGATTAATGCAATACAAAAGATGAACTCAAAAGATAATGTTGATCTTTATTTTCAAAGAGCTTTGTTATCACCTTTTAGTACAATATTAGAAAACGCTGGCATAGAAGTACCGAGCGATTTTACTTATAGAAAAGGTTGGGGTATAAATGTTATAACTGGCAAACCTGTAAATATGATTAAAGCAGGTATTATAGATCCAGTTCTTGTAACAAAGACAGCGCTAAAAAATGCTGTAAGTGTAGTTAACACGATTATTTCTGCAGACTGTGTTATCAGTAATAAAAGGATAGAGCAATGAGGGCGGTAAATAATTATGTTGTTATAGAGAAAATAAAAGAAGAACCAAAAAAACAAAACGGTCTTCTTATAACAGATACGCACACTGACGATATTAGATACTTAAAAGGTAAAATACTAAGCGTTGGTAATCTAACTGAGGGTATAAAAGAAAATGATATTATATACTACGACAGACACGCTGGACACGGTATAGAATACAATGAAAAGTTATACCACGTTGTAAGGCAACAAGATATTGTGCTTGTGGTATGAAACTCTCAGCAGAGGATTTAAGGGATTTAAATTTACTTAAATACTATAGATTAATTAGAAGATGGGTTTGTAAGCAATACGGCTTAAAAGATGCCGATTTAGAATTACTTATTTATCTCGACTGCAAAGGTCTTTTTAAAAGAGACGACTTTATAAATGGTGTATTTACGTACACGTGGGACAAGCATCGATGGGAAAGACTTCGAACAGAAGGATGGATTGATGTTTGGAAAGAACGTAATAGAAAAGACAGTAAGTACGCACTTTATAAAACATCGATGAAAACTAGATTGATGATAAACAGGATATACAAAATCATGTTAGGTGAAGAAGATATACCTATTACTCAGTCTAATGTTTTTTACAAAAACAAAAGCTATAGCGACAAAGTATATAACAAAGCTATAGATGATATGATTAAAGATAAAGAAAGATGAAAAAACTATTACTAATTTCAGCTTTCTTTTTGGCTAGTTGTTCTTCAGTGAAGGTCGTGTCTTCAGAAGATATAACATCTAGGACTCAATGGTTAGAGTCTAGCGAGGATAATCCAATTATCAACGTTATTCAGAAAGTTTACGCTAATGATGATCTTGAGATTGTCATTAAAAAAAAATACACGACAGACTACGTTAAGATAATGCGACGTAATGGTAAAAAGATTATTAACAAAAAAACCAAACTAAATTATGCCTTACAACAAGACTAAAAAATCGGGATCAAAAAAGAAGTGTTCAAAGTGCGGAAAAGTTCACGCAGGTAAATGTAAATAAATCTAAATTTAAAAAGTATGAAAGTAATTTTAATTTTATTAGTTGTTCTACTAGTAATCGGTGGTTTGTGGTTTTTGGCTATGAAAGCTAAAAGCAAAGGTTTGTTAGAAGATAAAGATGGTGATTTTATCCCAGATGTTATCGAAGACAAAATTGACGACGTTAAAGAAAAAGTTCAAGACGTTAAAAACACAGTCAGTGAAAAAGTAGAAAACACAAAGACTAAAGTTAGAAACGCTAAAAAAGCTTTAAAGTAAAATAATGGCAAGACTTGATAAATCTAAAATGGCTTGTAACAAGCCGAAAAGAACACCAAGTCACCCAACTAAATCGCATGTAGTAAAAGCATGTTCAAATGGACAAGAGAAGATTATTAGATTTGGGCAGCAAGGAGTTAGTGGAGCAGGAAGCAAAACTGATGCAAAGTCTAAAGCGCGACGCAAGAGTTTTAAAGCGCGGCATGCTAAGAACATTGGTAAAGGCAAAATGTCTGCGGCTTACTGGGCTGACAAAGTAAAATGGTAGAAAATGAAAGCTAAAAAATCCCCTTGCTGGAAAGGCTACGAGATGATTGGTATGAAGAAAAAAGGAGGCCGTAAGGTTCCTAACTGCGTACCAAAAGCTCGTAATAAGCGATAGCTTTATAAATTAATATAATATGAATTTAATAAGAAAGATAAGCGTAGGCAGAGACTACAAAGACTCGGCTATGCACTACGCTGTAGGGCAGGAAGTATATGGTGGTCACACTATTTGTGACATTATTGAAGATGAATATAAATATACTATTTACATAACAAAACAAAACGAGGTGTTACCTTGGAAAGATTTTAACAAAAATATGGCGATAAGTATAGAATATAATCTTGAATACTAGATGAGAAGTTTAAATGCTTTTTTAGTAGAACCAAAAGAAACCAGGTACCAGAATACAACAAGAGTAAATGATATAGATCTTATACTGAATACAGAACTTCAGGATCACAAATTTGTCAGTCGCGTAGGCGTAGTATTAGAAACACCTATACTAGAAAAGACTGGTATTAAAAAAGGAGATGAAGTAATTGTTCATCACAACGTATTTAGACGTTTCCATAATATCAGAGGAGAAGAGGTGAATAGTAAAAGTTATTTCGAAGAAGACAAATACTTTGTGTTTCCTGATCAAGTATTCATGTATAAAAGAAATGATAAATGGAAGGCGTTAGATGGTTTTTGTTTTGTAAAACCAATACAGAATAGAAAGCTTTTTTCTATGGAACCAGAAGAAGAGCTTATAGGCATAATTAAATATGCAGATAATACGCTTGCTAAAAATGGTATAAAAGTAAATGACCTTATAGGATTTACACCTGATAGCGAATATGAATTTATCATAGACAACGAAAGGTTGTACAGGGTTCCAACTAATTCAATTTGTATTAAATATGAATATCAAGGAACAGAAGTTGAATATAATCCAAGCTGGTTACAAAGCGGTAGAAGAGCTAATACGGGTAGCTGAAGAAAAGATTATCACTAATACCGAAGAAGATGTTTCTGCAGATAGATTAAAAAATGCTGCAGCTACAAAAAAATTAGCAATATTTGATGCTTTTGAAATACTTACACGTATTGAAAACGAGAAAGCATTGTTAGAAAATAAACCTATAGAAGACAAGAAAGAATCTTTTAAAGGTTTCGCTGAAAGAAGAAGCAAGTAATGGAATATCAACAGACCTTATATAAAATCGTTGAGCCAGTCAAACTAACAACAATACACCGTAGAAATAAAGCAAAGTCTTGGAAATACGGTTACGATAAAGAGTGTGGTATTGTAGTTATAAGTAGGACTGGTGAGATAGGAGATATATACGAAATACAAAACCTGCATATTGCGCTGCCAAAGCAAGCGGATGTGTATAGCAACAAATCCAGTAAATGGGAACGGTTTGATTACCCGAAGGAGTTGCAGCGTATAAATACTATATTTGATTGGAGAGATGCTCCTACTGAGTTTAAAGATACGTGGGAGGAGTATATAGATGAAGAGTTTGAAAGACGTGAAAAAGGTTTTTGGTTTTTAAACAAGGATAAACCAACATACATAACAGGGACACATTACATGTATCTGCAATGGAGCAAGATAGATGTAGGTGCTCCTGATTTTCGTGAAGCAAACAGGTTATTCTTTATATTTTGGGAGGCATGTAAAGCTGACGAGAGGTGCTACGGCATGTGTTACCTTAAAAACAGACGTTCTGGGTTTTCATTTATGTCAAGTGCAGAAACTGTTAACCTTGCTACGATTACATCAGATTCTAGGTTTGGTATACTATCAAAGTCTGGATCCGATGCTAAAAAGATGTTTACAGACAAGGTTGTGCCCATATCAATCAACTATCCGTTTTTCTTTAAGCCAATACAAGACGGTATGGACAGGCCGAAGTCAGAACTCGCATATAGGGTTCCAGCTTCAAAGCTTACAAAAAAGTCCATACAGAATAAAGAAAAAGAAATACTCGAAGGACTTGATACCACGATTGACTGGAAAAACACGGGTGATAACTCGTATGATGGTGAAAAGCTAGCATTATTAGTACACGATGAAAGTGGTAAGTGGGAAAGGCCTGACAATATATTAAACAACTGGCGCGTAACAAAAACGTGCCTTAGACTAGGTAGTCGTATCATTGGTAAATGTATGATGGGATCAACATCCAATGCGCTGGACAAAGGAGGAGACAACTTTAAAAAGCTTTATTACGATTCAGATGTCACGCAAAGAAACCGCAATGGACAGACTCGCAGTGGATTATATAGTTTGTTCATACCTATGGAATGGAACTACGAAGGATTCATCGATGCTTATGGAATACCTGTATTCGATACGCCAGAAACGCCGGTTAAAGGACCGATGGGAGAGAGTATTGACATTGGTGTAATAGAACATTGGGAGAACGAAGTTGCAGGATTAAAAGAAGATCAAGACGCTTTAAATGAATTTTACCGACAGTTTCCTCGATCAGAGGAGCACGCGTTTAGAGACGAAACAAAAAGCAGCGTATTTAACCTGGCAAGAATATACGACCAAATAGATTTTAATGAAGAAGCAAAGTATCAAGGTCTTACTACCAAAGGTAGTTTCCAGTGGGAAAATGGCATACAAGATACAAGGGTTATATTTGCGCCTAACAACGATGGTAGATTTAATATTTCTTGGATACCGCCTCTAAGTTTACAGAATAAATACGAAATAAGAAATGGTATTAGGTATCCTGGAAACGAGCATATAGGCGCGTTTGGCTGCGATAGCTATGATATATCTGGAACAGTAGACGGTAGAGGATCTAAGGGTGCGCTACATGGCCTTACTAAGTATAGTATGGAAGATGCGCCACCTAATGCTTTTTTCTTAGAATACATAGCTAGACCTCAAACTGCTGAAATGTTTTTTGAAGACGTTTTAATGGCATTAGTATTTTACGGTATGCCTATGCTTGCGGAAAATAACAAACCAAGATTGTTATATTATTTAAAACGCAGGGGATATAGAGGGTATTCAATGAACAGGCCAGATAAAACATATAATAAGCTTTCTACAACAGAAAAAGAGATAGGCGGTATACCAAACTCAGGCGAAGACATTAAACAAGCGCACGCTGCTGCAATAGAGAGTTATATACAAAAGTATGTAGGTCAGACTAGCGAAGGCAATTACGGTAATATGTATTTCAACAAAACACTTAATGACTGGGCTAAGTTTGATATAAATAAAAGAACACAGTTTGATGCAACTATATCTTCTGGTTTAGCTATAATGGCCTGCAACAGGCATTTATACACGCCTAAGCAAGAAAGACAAGCTGTAACGCTGGGTTTTGAATTTAAAAAATATAATAACAACGGATACATTTCAAAAATAATAGAATAAATGTCAAAAGTATTACCTAGAGGTATATTTCCTAGCCAAGCTGTTAGTGACGGAGAAAAAGCTAGCTTTGAGTATGGCTTAGAAGTTGCTAAGGCTATAGAAGGCGAATGGTTTAAGAGAGATTCTGGCAGTGTTAGATTCTATGCAAACCGAGATAATTTTCACAGGCTAAGACTTTACGCTAGAGGTGAACAGTCTATACAGAAATATAAAGATGAGTTGTCTATTAACGGCGACTTGTCTTATCTTAATTTAGACTGGAAACCAGTACCTATTATTCCGAAGTTTGTAGACATTGTTGTTAATGGTATTGGCGAAAGATTATATGATATTAAAGCTTATTCTCAAGATCCAGCAGCTGTTCAAGAAAAAACAAATTACTTGAATGACATATTGAGAGATATGCAAAACGCTGAACTACTTCAAACTATACAACAAGAGTTTGGCGTTAACATGTTTAAAACAGATCAAGAAAATCTTCCGCAATCAACAGAAGAACTACAACTTCATATGCAATTAGACTACAAGCAGTCTATAGAGATAGCAGAAGAAGAAGCAATCAATAATGTTTTAGACTACAACAAGTACAACTTGTTAAAGAAAAGACTTGATTATGATTTAACCGTTGTTGGTATAGCTTGTGTTAAAAACACATTTAACACATCTGAAGGCATAAAGCTAGAATACGTTGATCCAGCTGATTTAGTTTATTCTTATACAGATTCACCTTATTTTGATGATTTATATTATGTAGGTGAAATACGCAGAGTAAGTATTGTAGATCTTAAAAAACAATACCCAGACCTAACAGAAGAAGATATTAAAGATATTGAAGGCAGTGGAAGTAATTCTATGCTTTATAACAAGTCTTATTCTTCGTCTGATGCTGAAGATAGAAACTACGTTTACGTACTTTATTTTGAATATAAAACATTTAAGAATCAAGTATATAAAATAAAAGAAACATCAAGCGGCGGAGCTAAAGCTATAGAAAAAGATGACACCTTTAATCCTCCAGGCGACTCAAGAGCTAGATTTGAAAAAGTGTCTAGATCAATAGAGGTATTATATACTGGCGCAAAAGTAATTGGACATCACAAGCTTCTTGAATGGAAACTTGCCGAGAATATGGTAAGACCAAAATCTGATACTACAAAAGTTCAAATGTCTTACAATATAGTAGCGCCAAGAATTTATAAAGGTAAAATTGAATCGCTTGTAAGTAGAATGACATCGTTTGCTGATATGATTCAACTTACGCATTTAAAATTACAACAAGTACTTTCTCGTATGGTACCAGATGGCGTTTATCTTGATGCCGATGGTATTGCTGAAATTGATTTAGGTAATGGAACTAATTATAATCCACAGGAAGCATTAAACATGTACTTTCAAACAGGTAGTGTAATTGGTAGATCAATGACGCAAGACGGTGAGTTTAATCACGGTCGTATACCTGTTCAAGAATTACAGTCTGGTGCTGGTGGTAATAAAATAGGCGCTTTAATAAATTCCTACAATTATTACCTACAAATGATTCGTGATGTTACAGGACTCAATGAGGCTAGAGACGGTAGTATGCCAGATGAAAGATCTCTTGTTGGTCTTCAAAAATTAGCTGCCGCAAATTCAAACACTGCTACAAGACACGTGTTACAATCGGGATTATATTTAACCCTTAAAACAGCTGAAGCTATTTCTCTTAGAATATCGGATGTTTTACAATATTCAAATACAACAGCTGCGTTTGTGGCTGGTATAGGCAAGTTTAATGTTGGTACGTTAAAAGAAATAGAAAAACTACACTTACACGATTTTGGCATTTATTTGGAACTCGCTCCAGATGAAGAAGAAAAACAATTACTCGAAAACAATATACAAGTAGCATTACAAAGAGATCAAATATATCTTGAAGACGCTATTGATATTAGAGATATAAAAAATACAAAACTTGCAAATCAACTTCTAAAACTAAGAAGACGTAAGAAATCAGAAGAAGATAGAGTTAATCAATTAGAAAATATTCAAGCTCAATCAGATTCTAATGCCAGAGCAGCACAAGAAGCTGCCGCTGCTGAAATGCAAAAAGAACAGGCTCTTACTGAAGGAAAAGTTCAATTAGAGCAGGTTAAGGCAAATCTTGAAATGCAAAAGCTTGAAAGAGAGGCCGAGATTAAAAAACAATTAATGCTTCATGAGTTTGATTTAAACATGCAACTTAAACAACTTGAAATGCAAGTGATTAATGGTAAAGAAGCTTATAAAGAAGATAGAAAAGATAAGCGTACTAAAATTCAGGCTACACAACAGTCTGAACTTATAGAACAAAGAAAAGGAAATGTTGGTCCAAAAGATTTTGAATCTGCTGGATTTGATACGCTAGGTGGTTTCGGCCTTGAGCAATTTGAACCTAGATAAAAAACAACTTATTTTATAATATTATATTATGTCAGATTACAAAGTAAACTTAGTAAACGATGATACGCCAAGTACATCTGAAAGAGAAGAACAGGTTTTAGAAAACTCTGGTTTTTCAACAAAAGAAAACGATGGTGTATACAAGGTTAATTTAAACGAACCAAAAGATGCCATTCAAAAGCAAAGCACAGATGAGGTATCTGTTTCTGAAGGAGCCGAAACTGGCGAAGAAATGGGCGAAGAAGTACGGAGTACCGAAGAACCTACCGAACAAAAAGAAGAAGTCTTAGAACTAATAAAAGAAGATCAAGATGCCGAGTTGCAACAAACCCAAGAGCAAGGGCAGTATGAAGCCCAAAGCCAAGAAGCAGAGCTACAAAAAGAAGAAGTAGTTCAACAAATAGAACTTCCAGAGAATATTCAAAAAGTCATAGACTTTATGAAAGAAACTGGTGGTAGTTTAGAAGACTACGTTAGGCTGAACACGGACTATACCTCTGTTGATCAGCAAACTTTGTTAAGAGAATACTACAAACAAACTAAGCCTCATTTAGATAATGAAGAAATTAGTTTTTTAATTGAAGATAGTTTTTCTTTCGATGAAGACGTGGATGACGAGCGAGATATACGTAGAAAAAAACTCGCATATAAAGAAGAAATTGCTAAAGCTCGAAACTTTCTTATTGATTTAAAGGGTAAATATTACGATGAAATTAAATTAAATTCAAAACTAGCCCCAGAACAAAAAGAAGCAGTAGAGTTTTATAACAATTATAAAAAACAGCAGGAAGAACTAACTGCTGTGCAGAACAAAGTTTCTGAACATTTCACAAAACAAACCGATCAAGTTTTCAATAATGAATTCAAAGGTTTTGATTTCAAGGTTGGAGACAACACGTATAGGTTTAAAGTGAATGACGTTCAAGAAACCAAACAGGTGCAAAGCGATATTTTAAATGCGTTTAAGACGTTCTTAGGCGAAGACAATATGCTAAAAGATGCCAAAGGTTACCACAAAGCTTTGTTTGCTGCTAGAAACGCTGATAAAATAGCAAATCATTTTTATGAGCAAGGTATGGCTGATGCTGTAAAGAAAATGGAGGCAGAAGCTAAAAATATCAACATGGATCCAAGAAAAATAAATCAAGGATTTGTTGATGCCGGAGGAATGAAAGTGAGAGCTGTTTCTGGCGATGATAGTTCAAAACTAAGAATTAAAATAAAAAACTAAACAAAAACTAAATTTTAAACAATGGCTATTACATTAGGAAATGGAGTTGTTACTCCAACCCCGCAAAAAGCCGCTTTGCCAACTAACTACCTTGATTTTACTTCAAGCGCTGTTGCTGGATGGGCGCAACAATATCTACCTGAGCTTTACGAAGCTGAAGTAGAAAAATACGGAGATCGCTCTATCGGTGGTTTCCTTAGAATGGTAGGTGCTGAAATGCCTATGTCATCTGATCAAGTAGTATGGTCAGAGCAAGGTCGTCTACACCTTTCTTACACTGGAACTCTTGGAGCTGATATCGCAACTCCAGGTGCTGATGGTGGAACTAACTCTATCAGTGGTCTTGCTTCAGGACACGCTGTACGTCTTAACCAAACTGTAGCTATCACTGATGGAAGCATCACTGCTAAAGCTATCGTTACTGAAGTAGGTTCTACTTCTATCAAAGTAAAAGGTTACAAAGGTGCTCTTGTTGCTGGTGCTTCAATGACTGCTGGTGCTGTAACTCTTTTCGTTTATGGTTCTGAATTTAAGAAAGGTTCTTCTAGCATGACCGAAAAAATCGAGCCACAATTCAAATCTTACACCAATAAGCCTATCATCCTTAAAGATTTCTATGAAATCTCTGGATCTGATGCTGCTCAAATTGGTTGGGTTGAAGTAAGTGGTGAGGCTGGTCAATCAGGCTACCTATGGTATGTTAAGGCTGAGGCTGATACTCGTAAGCGTTTCGAAGATTACTTAGAAATGTCTCTGGTTGAAGCTGAAAAATCTGCAACTGAAATCCTTGATGGTATTTCTGGAACAGAAGGTCTTTTCGCTGCTATTCAAGATCGTGGACACTACAATGCTGGTGTTGATTCAACTGGTGCTGGTTCTGCTGCTGCAAACCTAGCTGATTTTGACAATCTTCTTAAAGCTCTTGACAAACAAGGTGCTATCGAAGAAAACATGCTTTTCGTTAACCGCGATTTAGCCCTTACTATCGACGATATGCTTGCTGGTATTGGTAACGCTAACTACGAAAACGGTACTTCATTCGGAGTATTCAACAACTCTGCCGATATGGCTCTTAATCTAGGATTCTCTGGTTTCCGCAGAGGTTCTTACGATTTCTACAAAACTGACTGGAAATACCTTAACGATGCTTCTACTCGTGGAGCTGCTGACTTCGGTGTACGTGGTGTATTGATTCCTGCTGGAACTTCTTCTGTTTACGATCAAGTTCTTGGTAAAAACATCAAGCGTCCATTCCTACACGTTCGTTACCGCGCTTCTGAGGCTGATGATCGTCGTATGAAGTCTTGGATCACTGGATCTGTTGGTGGTGCTACTACTTCTGGAGATGATGTAATGCAAGTACATTACTTATCTGAAAGATGTTTAGTAGTTCAAGCTGCTAACAACTTCGTATTGTTTAACTAACAATCAACTGTAAGGTTTGCCCCTGTCTTTTGGCAGGGGTAACTCTTACTTTTTTATTTTATATTATATTTTATTATGGCTAAAAAGCAAGATAATTGGGAGGTAAAAGATAGAGTATATCTTCTAAAAGGTGGCATTGCCCCATTAACGTACACGATTAAATCAAAAAATATATTTTGGTTTGACGAAGAAAAAGGTTACGAAAGAGAACTTAAGTACACTACAAACCAAAAAACACCGTTTGTAGACGAATTTGCAGGTCCTGAAAGATTAGGACACATTGTTTTTGAAGACGGAGCTTTAGTTGTTCCAAAAGAAAAACAACCATTACAAAAACTATTATCATTATATCATCCTCAAAGAGACAAAATCTACTACGAGTATGATCCAGTAGAAGAAGCAGAGGATGAATTAGAAGTAATAGAATACGAAATTCAAGCCTTGATGCTCGCAAATCAGATGGATATCGAAATGATGGAAGCTATCATGCGTGTAGAGATTGGTTCTAAGGTCAATAAGATGACTTCTAAGGAGCTTAAAAGAGATTTCTTAATCTTTGTCAAGGAAAATCCAAAACTGTTCATAGAACTTGCTAATGACGAAAATGTTGGTGTTAGAAACATCGCGGTAAAAGCAGTAGAGGAAAATATTATCAAATTATCAGATGATCAAAGAACATTTAAATGGGCGAGCAACGGTAGAATACTAATGACCGTACCATTTGATGAAAACCCTTACTCTGCATTAGCCGCCTGGTTTAAAACAGACGAAGGTGTTGAAGTTTATCAAACAATTGAAAAACGATTAAAATAAAAAGCCCGGGGCCTTCGGGCCCCACTTTTTTTAATATACAAAAATGGCTATAAACGTAAATAAAGTTTACAGGGTAGTTTTATCTATTCTAAACAAAGAACAACGCGGTTACTTAACACCAGATCAGTTCAATAGACTTGGAAGACAGGCACAACTAGACTTGTTTGAAAAGTCTTTTTATGATTATAATAGACAGCTTACCAAGCGCAGTATACAAGGTGTTAATAGCGAATACGGTGATATAGCTGACAATATTGAAGAAAAAATAGATTTATTTGCTGAAAGCAGCATTGTGGCTGTTGCAGCTGGAAAATTTTCTGCGCCAAGCAATTTATACAGAACAATACAATTAGCCACAATAGATAGAAGCGCTGAAATAGAGAAAGTTAAAAAATCAGACTACACTTACATGTCATCTTCTAAGCTTACAGCGCCATCAGAAGATTTCCCTGTTTATTATTTTGATAAAGAGGTTTTTAATATTTTACCTAATACAATAACTGGATGTGTAATAGATTATATTAGAACTCCAGAAGATCCTGTATGGGGTTATACAATACCTGGAGTTGGTGAAACAAATGCAGGCGCTTATATATATGCGTCAGGCGCTTCAACAGATTTTGAACTCCATCAATCAGAAGAAACAAGCTTAGTAATCAAAATTCTTGCTTTAGCTGGTGTTGTTATAAAAGATCCTACAGTGATTCAAGTTGCTCAGCAGCAAGAAACAAATAATATAACTTTAGAAAACTCTTAATAAATGGGACTAATACCTAACGATTATACAGATTTTAAATATTACGCAGGCTCTGAGAGATTTATTGTAGCAGCTACGCCACTGTATAGTTATACGGTTACGTTGTACGAGTCTCCATTGACAAAAAATGATATTAGACTTTATATTAATGAAGAACTAATAGACGACGGTACACAGCTGGTGGGTGTTAATTTAGAAGAATACTATACTCTTTCTAATAACACACTTCAAATAAATTCAAATCTAATTACTCTTGAATCTCAAGATGAAATTATTGTTGCTCTAAAAGAAAAGAAATACGGTAATTACAGATATACATCTTTAGCAGACGTTGTAAATAACTTTATGGTTGGATATGTTGGAGATGGTAAAATTATAAACAGAGCAAAAAGAACTGACGTATTATTTCATACAAAAAGAGCAATACAAGAGTTTGCTTTTGATATAATTAAAGTAGAAAAAATACAAGAGGTTGAAGTTGGTCCAAGTTTATCAATACCAATGCCTAAAGATTATGTTAACTATGTAGCCATATCTTATATAGACAATCAAGGTATTGAGCATCCTCTTCCAAGAGGTAGATTTACATCTAAACCGTCTGAAGCGATTGCACAAGATAGTGACTTTAATTATACTTACGATAATGAAGACGGATTAATTACCACGACTTCTATTACTGACGACAAATTTACGTCTTTAGACTTTAACAGTTTTTCTAAAACAAACATTAATGATAATTTCTTTTATAATTCTAATTATCCGGGAGAAAAAGTTGTTGAGTTTGGTAAAAGATTTGGTGGAGATCCAGAAGAAATGAATGCTAATGGTTATTTTATAATCAACGAAAACTCTGGAACAATACACTTTACAAGCAATTTAATTGGATCTGTTATTACTATAAAGTATATATCTGACGGACTTGGTACAGATAAAGAAATGAAAGTACATAAATTAGCCGAAGAAGCTATTTACAAATACGTGGCCCACGCTATACTTTCATCAATGACCCAAGTTCCTGAATACATTGTAAATAGATTTAGAAGAGAGCGTAGAGCAGCAATGCGTAATGCGAAACTTAGGCTATATGATTTAAAACTACCAGAGCTTACACAGGTTATGCGAGGTAAATCAAAACAAATCAAACACTAGTTAAATGCCAGAGATTAAAAATACTTTCCTTGCTGGAAAGATGAATAAAAGTCTTGATGACCGATTACTGCCAGAGGGCGAGTATCGAGATGCATTAAACATACAGGTTACAAAATCTGAAGGCGCCGATGTTGGTGTTATTCAAAATATAAAAGGAAACCAAAAAGTTAGTGGTGATGTTACTTTAGATGATAGTGCTAAAGTAATTGGCAGCTGCTTTGATGATCAAAATAACGTAATATATTATTTTGTACATCAAAATGTTGGTGTTTCAAGCAAAATAATTAAATACGATAAAAAAGCAAATCCTCCTGTAGCTTCTGAAATTATTTCTTCAGACGTTTTAGCTTTTGACAGAGACTCTTTTGTGCAAGCTAATGTTGTAGAAAACTATTTGTTTTTTACAGATGGCGTAAATGAACCTAGAAAAATAGATACTACCATTAGCTATGATTCTAGCTCTATTGAAGAATACAACCTAACAGTTGCCAAACCAGCACCTCAACACGCCCCAACAGTATCAATTCAAACAACTGATCCTAACGCTGGTAATTATATTGAAGAAAAATTTGTAAGATTTGCATATCGTTACAAGTTTTCAGATAACACTTATTCTGTTTATTCTCCATTTTCAAATATTGTTTTTGGTCTAGACACTGATGTTTTAACAGAGGATCAAATTAAGGATGCTTATTCTAAAGGTGAGCTTGATTTTTTAACTAATAAAGCCAAAACAATAAGTATTCAAGCAAAAAGTCCAGGAGGCGCGATAGGATTTTTTCCTACATCTTACGGCATTGTCCAGGTTGATATATTAATGAAATCTTCTGATTCTCCAGCTGTGATGCTTTTAGATAGCGTGCAAGTTGATGAATTTGGAGCTGTTCCTGCTTTTATTTATAATTCTGAAAAACCAAAAATAACACTTCCAGAAAATCAACTTATAAGGGTTTATGATGAAGTACCTAAAACAGCTATTGCTCAAGAAATAGTTGGTAATAGAGTTGTTTATGGTAATTTCACGCAAGGTTTTGATATTAATACACGTGAAAGACTTCCTTTCGTTGTAAAAACAGAGCCAAAGAATATAAATTATCTAGGCGTTAAATCAAATAGAACATACGAGGTTGGTATTATTTTTTCCGACGATTACGGAAGAACATCTCCCGTAATGTTTGGGCAAAATAAATCAATAACTTTAGATAAAATAGTAGAAGATAATTACAATTTACAACTCGCTTTAGAGTTTAATAGTAATATTGATTATATAAAAAATAAAGGATTTAAATACTACAGTGTTGTTGTAAAACAAGCTGAACAAGAATATTATAACGTATACACTCCTGGATTCGCGCATATAAATGGTAGAACTTATTTTTCAATATTTGGAGACAACATAAATAAAATACCAATTGACACGTCTACTTATAATTCAGAAACAAATATAAATTCTACAAAAACTAAAGTATCTATATCTTTAGTAAATAAATCGTTCTTTAACAAAACTACAACGTCTTCTTCAGATCCAATTAAAAAAACCGCAATAGACTACGACTTTGCAAATAATAATCAAGTTGGAGGCCAAGATGTGGTTGTTGGCAATTTCACAAATATAGTTGGTTACGCAACGGTATCTCATATATATAATGAAACTGAAAATCTTGTTACTCCGTTTCCAGACGGCACAACAAGTAAGTTTGTAATAAACAACGGCGTAATACCAGACGCTGATCAACCAAACATTGCTGGCGATGGTACACCAACCGGCGGAACGTTTTCTGTTGGTTTTACTGCTAATGATTGCACTGGCGTGGTTGTTTTTGTTGATGGAGTTGAGCAATCATCTTCGCAGTTTGATTTTGATCCAACAGACGTATCTATAACTTTTGCACCGTCAAGCATACCAAGCACTGGTCAAACTATAGTAGTATTTTTTCAATACGATAATCTTGTAATTCCGGCAGACACAAGTAGATCAGCGGTGTCATTAACTGAGATTTCTGGCACGGCGGCTATAACTGTTGTAGGTGAAATAGATATAAACGTTACAGACGACACGTACGCAACTAGTTCGACGTCTACAGATATTCAATTGGCATCCCCTGTTTATGGAAATCTTGAACCAGTAAAAATAACAGGTATAGGAAATATAGACAATTTTTCCGTTATAAATAATGACATATTAGATGCAAGCACTGATTTGTTTGGTATATACAAAAAAGAAAATAAATATTTATTAGGAGAAATAGATGGAGAGTACGGTGTTCAGCTTTATAGCACCCAACCCTCTTTGTCCATGAAATATACGGATTTAGGAATTCTTGAAACAAAAGGTTTTGAATCTGTTATAGATATTTATTACGAGACCGCCACGCAGGGTTTAATTAATGAATTAGAAAACGCTACTAATGAAAATAAATTTGTTGTACGTGTAAATTATTTTAATTGTATAAATTTAAAAACTCCATCAAGAAATTCAGAACCTAGTGTTATTTGGCAAGAATCAAGAATCAAAGGCGGATTTAACGAAACAAGCATGGACTATGGTGTTCAAGCGTACTTGACTAATGAAGATTATGGACTTATTAATAGAAAATCAAGTTTAATTTATTCTGGCGTATTAAATAATAATACCAAAGTAAACAACACCAATCAATTTCCATCTGGAGACGCAATAACAAGAACATTAGACCCAACACATGGATCCATACAAAAACTTTATGCTGACACAGATAACTTACTTATCTTTCAAGAAGAAAAAGTTTCTAAAGCGCTAATTGATAAAGATATTATATACACGGCAGAAGGTCAAGGCTTAACAACAAAGGGTGAAAATGTGATAACGCTTGAAAGAAGTTTTGCAACAAATTATGGCATAGGTAAAGATCCTCAAAGCTTTGCTGTTTATGCTGGTAGAAAATACTTTGTTGATAGGCCGAAAGGAGCTGTTTTAAGGCTTTCTGGTGATGGTATTACAGAAATATCTAATTATGGCATGCGTAGTTATTTTAGAGAAGAACTAAGCAATCCTACAATAAATAAAGTTATAGGTAGTTGGGATATTTACAACAAGGAATATATATTAACTATTGATTCAGACTCTAGCGTTACTTTAGGTTTTGATGAATCAAACAATGGTTGGGTTTCAAGATATAGTTATATACAAGAAAACGGAGGTAGTATAGATGGTAATTTTTATACTTTCAACAAAGGTCATTTGTACAAGCACAACGCGACAGAAAGTTATAACACTTTTTATGGAGTAACAGCCGCCGCTTCGACGATAGAACTTATATTTAACCAAAATGCCTCTGTAAACAAAAACTTCTATACTATTAATTATGAAGGAACAAATACATGGGATATAAGTACTATAGAAACAGATACTCAAGATACTGGTTTAGAGATAAAAAGTAATATTAACGCTGTTGCTGACACAGATACTATTATTAATTTGTCTGCTTTTAAAAAATACGATGAAAAGTATTTTGCAAACATAATAAATAGCAGTCCAGTTAAATCAAACGAGGTTGTTTTTGGTAAAGATATATCTGGTGTTAAGGGTCATTTTATGAAAGTAACGCTTAATAATGAAGAACCAGGATACCAAGAGTTATTTTCTATATCAACAAACTATAATGTAAATAGTTATTAAAATGCAAGAAATTATTTTAGAATTTTTATTTGGACCAGAAGGCATTCAAAAAGGTCTTGCTCCTTTGGCTATCGCTGGTATAGCTCAAGGAGTTTCTTCACTTATAGGCGCTTTTTCTGCAGGTAAACAAAAAAGAGATGCAAGAAGAGCAGCTGCTCGATATGATCAGGATTTAGCAAGACTTCAAGCTAATAGACAAGAAATAATTGATCCGTATGCTGGAGTGCAAGATATGTCGTCTTTAATATCAAATCCTTTTGCAAACTTACAAGTAACTACTCAGGCTGCTGAAATGCAAGCCGCGGAAACTGACATCTCTTTAGCAAGTACATTAGATACCCTTAGAGCTACTGGAGCTGGTGCTGGCGGTGCTACAGCTTTAGCACAAGCAGCGGCTAGATCAAAACAAGGTATAGCGGCTACTATAGCGCAACAAGAAGCACAGAACGCTCAGTTGAGGGCTTCTGGAGAGCAAGCTTTACAGCAGGCTAGATTAGGTGAGGCCAGAAGAGTGCAACAAGCGCAAGCTGCCGGACAATCATTTATGTTCGGTGTTAGAGAGTCTAGAGAAATGACCGAATTAGATAGAACTCAAGGCATGTTAGATCAACAGCGTATTATAGAGCAGCAAGCAAGACAGGCACAGAACCAGTCTATAGGGCAATTAGCTGGTGTAGCAGCGAGTTTTGGCGCTCAAGCTTTGGGCGGTACAAATCCATTTACGGGAAATCCTATTGGAGGTAGCGCAACTGGCGTTACAAGTTCTTTAGGTAGTGCCTCTAGTTATCTTCCTACTAATTTTAGCACAGGAGCAGCTAGTGGTTTAAGTTCTTCTTTTGCAAACCAATATGGAGGTCCTTTTTCTTCAATCAATTTTAAATATGGGAATTAATGAGCTATAGAAATCCAACAATGATACAGCCCGCTGATCCGTTAGCGTTTAGTAAGGGTTTTGAACAAGCTTTTTCTCAACAACAAAATGCGTTTCAAGCAGAATTAGAAAAAAGAGAAAGATTAGCAAAAGAACAAGATGATGCGCTTGCCGCCGCGTACAGTATGGCAGATATGAGCCCAATATACGGGTTTGATACAGCTGTAAGTGAAGGTGCAATAAACATGTTTAACGACTATATAGATTCTAATGATTTTGCTACAGCTGACGCCTCTAAAAGAGCTAAAATACTACAAGATATAAAGTTAGCTAAAGCTAATTTCGCGAAGTTAGGAGAAATAATGGCTGTTGATAATAGTGAGTGGGATTTAAGAAATGATCCAAAATTAACCGCACTCAGAACGGCGATATTAAAAGGTGAAAAACCTCAAATAAAAACAAAAGGTTTAGATTTTGAATTATCAGGAAGTTGGGGCAATATAAATTTAAAAGATTTAGGTAGCACTAGAGTATTTAACAAAGCTGCTTATCAAGAAGATTTAGATGCAAAAAATGACAGTTATTTTAAGGAATATCAGCAGGCTTATGAAGCGGCCTATAGGTCAGGTAAAACAGATTCTGAATTAGCAGAACTAAGAAAAGTATATAAAGATCGCTATATGGGTATGTTTTCTAAGTATTTAGAATCAAACGAAGATCTATCACAATATGTTAAGTTTAATGTAGGAAAAAGCTTTGATATAAATGAATCTATAAGTAATATGTTTGATTCTGTGGAAACAAATATTATTGATCCAGGATTAATACTTAATAGACCTGTTAAAGAGGTAAAAGAGCAAAAGTTACCTACCGGATTAACAAAAGAACAATCTTCAACAGCTCTAAGCAATATACTTAACATTGATGAATCAACTAGAGATGAAAATAATATTATAACAAGTACAAGTCCTTTTTATGAATTAAGAATTAAAGGTCCAAATGATGTTGTTCCTATGAATTATAGATTTAGAAAGATAGAAGGAAAATACTTTTTTCAAAAACCAGGTATGGGTACGCCGGATGAAATAACCGAAGAAGAATTATACAATTTGCTTGGTCATTCAAACGAGTATAAGCAGATGATCCAAGGAAAACAGCGTCTTGAAACACAGATAGGACTACAAACAGGCAATTTTGCTATTAGTGAAAACTTTGGAAAGCAAAGACCTGTTAAAACTTTTGATGGATCTAATTAAATAAAAACTCATGTTAGAATATACCGTTAACGGCGAGCTTTATAATGTTCCCGAAGATTTAGAAAATAAATTCTTAGAAAAATATCCCAACGCTGTCAAGGTAGAAACTAGTCAGCCGGGAAAGATACCACCGCAGGTTCCGGGTGCGCCTGTGGAGACAACTGCAGCACCCGATATGGCTTCCAAATCGGAAGATACTTCATTGGAGTTACAAGAAATAAATAACGAAGAAAAAAGAAAACTTCCTTTTCTTGTAAGAAACGAATTATCAACAAGTGGTTTACCTTTTACAAGAGAAAATGTAGATTCTGCTTTAGCTAAACATAAAGCTAGAACAGAACGACCTATATCCGAAGCTATCAAAGAAGACGTTGACAAAGCTAAAAAAGATATTAATATTGCCAAGCAAAGCTTTTCTAACATCGTAAGTAATTTTTATAATGAAGATTTAGTAGAAGACGATCCTTTTGTAGCAGCTTTATCTTCTAACATGCCAATGTTACAGGGCCAAGCTAGGTTTTTTACGTCTCCAAGATTAAAAAGATTTTATACTAGTATATCTTACGGAACCTTAGAAATGTTGGATAACTTAGGATTTGACTTAGACAAATCAAAAGCAGAAGTATCCAAAGAATTTTTAGAAGCTGAAAAAAGAACAAAGCAAGTTGTGGGTTTGACAGATGTAAAAGGCCCAGCAACTCTTTTAGCTGCTATAACTGGCGCGGGTTCAGAAGTTGGGTTTTCTATAGCAACAGGCTTGGCAAGTGGAGGATATTTACCAATGGCTGAAATGATAGGTGGTATGGTAACTAACTATAATGTAGAGAAAGCCAAGTCTAAATATAAAGACTTATCTGAAGAAGATGCTGTAGAGCAATTAATAAAAGATAAAGACACTGATTTTTGGTTACCCACTACATTAGCTGTTCCTGCGGCATTAGCTGAAAGATATGCTTTAAAAGGAACAACCAAATTTTTAACTAAGAATATAGCTTCTTCTGGCAAAAAAGAAATAGCAAAAAGTATTTTAATAAACTCTAATAAAGAAGGTGGAACAGAGTGGATTCAAGGAGCTTTAGAAACAGCTACATCATCTCTTGGTGCTAACTATGATCTAGAAATTGAAAGTGTAATAAACGGCGTTTCTGTGCCAACTAAGGTATTAAAATCTGCTCAAGATGCATTTGATTTTGCTTTTAGCAAGCAAGGTTTAGAAACTTATTTGCAAGGTCTTGTTGGTACTGGAGTTATATCATCTAGTAAAGCCGCTATTGACAAACTTGGTCCTGATGCTTATAGAGCATTAGCAACCACTAGATATGTTATGGACGAGGGTAAAGTTGAAAAACTTACTGACGAAATAGCTGATCTTATAGAAAAAAAGAACACTGCTACTAATCCAGAAATGATTAAAATTTTTGAAGAGCAGATACAACAAAAAGAGCAAGAATTAAAAGGTCAGGTTATTAATCAAGCTGGTTTTTTTGATGCTTTTGAAGAAGAAGATTACGACGAAATAAAAGATGCGAGTAAACTGTCTAGAGCACATGTTGAAAAAGTAAATGAACTTAGACAAGATTTAAATGACGGCATTATAGATGAGTCAGAATATAATGAACTCTATAATAATTATAAAGACAAATACAAGCAAGCTTTAAATAGAATAAAAAACGTAGTAGACAAAGCAAAAGAAAATATATCTCAAAAGAATATAGATATATCAAATAAAAACGAAGAGTTATTCGGTATAATAACAAACCCAGAATCAAAGCCATCTCAAATAGATAGAGCAAGAAATGAAATTGCTTTAAATAACATGGGGCTTGTAAATAACCTTATTAATAGCAAATTTAATCCAGCCACCGCAGAAGCCTCTGGTTTTACCAGAGACATGTTTGAAAGTGCTGTTTATGAAGAATATTCTAAGCTAATAAATACCTATAATCCAGAAAGCGGCGTTCCATTTGGTGCATATTTAAAACAAAACTTACCAAAAAGACTTCCAAGGATATTTGAACAAGGTACAGAAAAGGCTGCTGATGGAGGTTTTGTATTTAAAGAAGACGTTTCTGAAAGAAGAGATATAATGGCAGAAGAGTCAGATATAGAAGTTGTTAAGCAAGAAGCTTCTAAATCTATGACCAAAGATCTTTCTATGCCAGCTGATTTAGTTTCTGAAATAGAAACTGGCGTTGCAAGTGTATTAGCCACAAAGCTTCCGCCTGTATCAGATCCAAAGTTTGTAAAAGAATTATCTGAAGCTTTTAAAAACAAGTTTACAGAAATAGTAAAAGAACAATTTGGTAAAAAGAAAGAAGAATTTAGGCAATATCTTATAGATAATTTTGACACCTTGTTTGATCAAATACCTCAAGAGGCTTTTAATAAAAGACTTCCTGGAATGTTTGAGGCTGTTACAGATGAAACTGGTAGACAAGTTAGAGAAAGAACCGCTGTAGGTAAGGGTGTTTTTAAGAAAGCACAAATGACGCCTGAGCAGTTTGCCGATTATTTTACAGGCGAAGACGTTTATGCTTCATTAGCTTCTAATAGAAAAGTTAAGCTTGCTGAAATTGTTGCTCAAGAACTTGGCAAAGACGCTACAGCTAAAGTTATTTTAAATCCAGAAGTAGCAACAAGATTTAGACAAACTCAAGAATTATTAGGGCAAGAAGTTCCTGGAGGATTTGAAAGATCTATAGCGTTGGCTATTAAGAGACTAGATCAATTATCTGAAAATTTAGAAAAATTTAGAGAAGGAAAATTATTTAGTGGTCCTCTTGGTATGGCCACTTTTATTGTAGAGGTTTTTGCTAAAACACTGTCAAAACTGCTAAAAAGAGGCATGGGCTTTAATAAAGCAGTAGACGCAGCAGCGCAAAAAACAGTTAACGATCTTGGTATTGAATCTTTATTTGACAAAATAACTAGTGTTTTTAAAAGTATATTTAAAAAACCAGAGGATGCTACCGAAGAAAACGCTGAAAAAGCAGTAAACGCTGTAACAGATGTTCTTGATAAAGCATTAAAAGAAAAACTACCTGTAATTGTTTCTAATTTTAATAAAAGTTTAGAAAACCTTAGCGTAGAACAAAAAATAGAAAAATTAAAAATATTCTACGACAACGTTATAAAGCCATTAAAAGAAACGACTACTAAAAGTATAGTTGATTTTACTGATGCAGATGCAACGTTAAATTGGATGCTTGAAAATATACCTAATATAAAAGATAAAAATATACAATATAAGACAGAAGGTTCTGGTAGTGGTAAGTCAATCGTCTACATTACTAATAATATAAGTAAAAAATTAAGCACCTCTCCTCTTGGGCCAAAAACTAGAGATACTATAAATAAAAAAGGCAGCGCTAAAAATATCTTAGATTACTTGTATTCTAAAACAGCGGCTAGAGATATAGGTGTTGAATTAAAAAATAAAAGCAACATACAAGTAATAAGTGATAGAACAGATAAAAACATAAACTCTTTAACGGTTTTTATTACAGATATGATTGAATCTGGCCGAATAGATGAGTTATTATTAATTCTTAGACTTCAAAAAGAATCATCAATTTCTCCTTTAAGACTTTCCGCTAGATTAAAATATATACAATCAGATTTTGATTCATCTTTAGAAGACAAAAGTACTGAATCTATAAAACAAGGAACAGGATGGACATATGAGCATGTGACAACAACGGAGACTACGTATCAAGCGCTTAAAGAAGAAATACTGGCTGGTAGAACAGAAAAAATTAGAGAAATACTTGAAAAAGGCGTGGCTGCTTATATTTCTACTAAAATAGCAAATCAAAAAATAAACAAAACAGATTACAAGCAATCTAATGGCCCTAATTTTAATATACTTACAGATGATCCACTAGAAAGACTAACTAGATTTGATATCAAAGTTGAGCCTATAGAAAACAAAATAAAAATCAAAGATCCTGTATCAAATAAAGAAACAACGGTTTCAGACGCAAGATCACTTCGCCCACAACAAATGATTGAAGCAAAAACTGGTGGGCAAATAAAAGCCACACAAGTTATTACTAAATCTGAAGCTAAAGCACTAGAAAGAACAAGAAAGAAGTTTTTCAGGGGTATTATTTCTCCTGGCGCAGATGACGCGCATGGACTTGTTCAAGATTTCTATAGAAAAGGAAAATTAGGAGAAGAAGATCACACTTGGTTTAAAGAAAATTTCTTTGATCTGTTTGACGACGCTTCTATAGCAATGAATAAAAACACGATTGCTAAACAACGTCATTACGAAAACATAAGAAAAAAGCACAAGCAAACTTTCAAAACCTTAAAAGAAAAAGTCATGGGTCCATTTGATAATGACATGATTTTAAGGGTATACTTGTATACTAAAGCTGGTGTGACTGCTGAGCAGTTAGGATTATCTCAAAGTCAAGTTAACGACATGATGATGTATGTTAATGACAATACTGATCTTCTTGATTTAGCCAATGACTTAAGACAGTTAAATAGTGGCGAAGAATTTTGGATTGTACCTGAAGACCCTAAAAACTTTACAGCTGGTAGACTAGCTAACGATATAAGTGAAATATTAAACAAGAAAGATAGACAAAGATTTTTCGAAAAGTTTAATGAAGCTAAAGACGCTATATTCAGTGATGATTTCATGAATAAAGTAGAGGCTGTTTATGGTAAAGAATTTAGAAACGCGCTGGGCGATGCTCTGTACAGAATGGAAACTGGTAGAAGCAGAAGTTCTGGCGTTGATCCACAAGTTGGCGCGCTATGGAACTGGTTTAGAGGTTCTGTCGGTGTTACGATGTTCTTCCATACTAGATCTGCAATACTACAAACTATATCGTTTTCAAACTATATAGATTTAGAAAACAACAATCTTATAGCCGCATCGAAAGCTTTTGCAGATCAACGTCAATTCTGGGAAGACTTTATGTTCTTAATGAAAAGTGAGTATTTAGCCCAAAGAAGAGGTGGTCTTTCTACAGAAATAAACATGCAAGATTTAGCCGATGATTTAAACGCAGGTGGAGCAGTCGGTACAAGATCTATAATATCTAAGCTTTTACAAGTTGGTTTTTCATTTACCCAGGCTGGTGATGCATTTGCTATATCTTTTGGCGGTGCTTCTTATTATAGAAATCAAGTTAACGCCTACTTAAAACAAGGTCTTACAGAAGAACAAGCTCAAGAAAAAGCATTTAGAGATTTTGTTAGAAAAACAGAAGAATCTCAACAATCTTCAAGACCAGACAGGCTGTCTAAGCAGCAAGTAAGTATGTTTGGAAAGTTATTTTTAGCTTTTCAAAACATAACAGGTCAAATGACGCGTATACAGACAAAAGAAATAAAAGACGTTCTAGCTGGTAGAGGGAATAAATATCAAAAATTATCTAGGGTTGCTTATTATTTCACTATGCAGAACATAATGTTCTCTGTGTTACAAAATGCAATATTTGCGTTTATGTTCCCTGACGATGAGGAAGAAGAAGAATTATTAAAAACTAAAACTCAACGAGTAATTAATAACTCTTTAGACACTATATTAAGAGGTACGGGTGTTTATGGCGCCGTAGTTGCTATGGTTAAAAATGCAACTATGGAATTTATAGAGCAAGAGCGTAGAAGCTCTGAAGGCAAGGGTAGAGCCGATCATATGTATACTATGATAGAAATAGCCAATGTTTCTGCACCAATAGGAATTAAAGCTAGAAAAATAGGTGCAATGATAGACTCTTATAGATACAACAAAGGTGTTCATGAAAGAATGGGTGCAGATATTGATAATCCAGCACTAGACATTATAGCCAATGGAGTTTCTGTAGGTGCCAACATTCCAGCTGATAGGATTTTAAATAAAATAAGAAATATAAAAGCAGCTCATGACGAGCAAACAGAGACTCTTCATAAAATATTATTATTAGCTGGTTGGAATACGTGGGACTTAGGAGTCAGTGGTCAAAGAGAAAAAGCAGCTGAAGTAAAAAAACAAATAAGATCAGAAAAGTCTAAAACTAAAAAAGCTAAAAAATTAGAAGGTTTGTCTGAAAAAGAAAAGCTAAGCATAGGTTTTTAAAAATAATAAAATAAAAAAATGGATTTACAAGATTTAAAAATATATTTACTTAATGGCTTTTCTTTAGTCATGTCTTTTACGGCTATAGAAATGACCTTAAAAATATTACTGTTAGTAGTCTCTATAGGCTATACAATACATAAGTGGTATGAAATGGCTAATAAGCGTAAGTAGTTTATTATTAAGTCTTTGTGTTTATTCCCAAGAAATAACCATTGGCAAGATTAGCAATAAAATAGTACATGGAGATTTAATTGGAAATAGAAACCTGGAATTTGGTATTAAGAGCATATTAGAAGAGCTCGTACAGGATCAAGGTTATGATCTAGTTGAAAATAGTGAATCGATCCTAGAGGTCGATTTATTATATTTTGACGTTAAAAGAACCAGTACCAACGCGGCTGTTTTCACAAAAACGAACAACCAAGTTGAGATAATAGCTGAAGGTCGGTTCAATGGCAAGAAAGTAAAAGTAAAAGCTACAGCCGACAATATTATTACGTCTACAATCATATTAAATAATCAAGGAACGTTCAATCAGCAGAGCGTTTCAACAGCTTTAAAAAGATTATGTAATCAGATTATAGACAAACTAAAACTATGAAAAAACTATTGTTTCTACTTTTGTTCCCAGTATTAACATTTGGACAAAGTTTTAACCTAAAACATGAAATACTAGAACAAGGACCATTTGTAGTAGGAGACACAATAACAATAAAATACCAATTAATAGATAACACTAACTCCGTCACAGCAAGGCTACTTCAGTTTGATATAGGATGGGATTTAGATAAACTAACTAGATTAGGAACACCTAACTGGCAACTTACAACCCCAGACAATAAGAGTTTTACTCATAATTATTGGTCTGGATATACATATGTTAGCGCGCCTGGTTATGATTGGAGTGAACTAACTCAACAGCATGAAAATGGATGGACATATACTGGAGGAGGAAATGAAGGCGTAGCTAGATTTACAATCCAAAGTGTAGACGATATTGGTCCTGAATTATTTTTACAGCAGTTTACTATAAAAGATATCACTGGTACTAACGCTACAGACTACACTGACGCTGTTAGATTTAACTGGGCGTATCTTATAGATTCAAATAACGTTAATACTTATGACGTGTTTCCAGATCCATCAAGAGAATTGGATCTTAATGCTAGCAACTCTACCCCAGCTGGCACAGTAACGTTTCAGTTACAAACTCCAAACGCAGAAAACATATCAGATTACATGATTGTTATTGAAACCTTAGAGCAATACCAATCAATGCAAGAAGGCACTCAACAATCATATAGTTATATTCAAGGTAATTTCAATGCTTCTGCCCAGTTTATAACAACAGAACTAAAACAAGATACACCTTATATAGTAAATGTTTTTATAGCTGGTACGTATAATCAAGAAAATCAAACAAACGTATATCCTCAATGGCTAGATGATGTTGTAACTGTTTCTGATGTAATGCAGACATTTAAGCAAGCTATAGGCACTGAGCCAGATGGTACAGGAAATGTTTTTCAATACAACATACAAAAACGCCTAGCAAACGTAGATCAGCAAGGTCCTAACGATCCTGTAGATTTTAAAGACAGTTATGCTTTACTAGCGCACATAGCTGGCGTATTAGATAATGCTGCGGATCAAAACAACAGTGAGGCTCAGGAATTTTATCCTATAACTTCGTTTGCAAACGGGTCAATGAACACATCTGGTTTCTTTGACACATTTGGTACACCTATAAATTCAGAAGAAGAATGGTTAGCATCTAGAACGTTTACCTTAGAAAATGATCAACCTATCACATTTAATTTTGCACATGGATTAATGGGTGATGCAGATCTTTCTCATTCGACAACGCCAAATTTAAATGCAGACACTGAAATATCAGCTTTAACTAAATCAAGAAGGATGCCAAATATACTTATGGCTGCACCACAAGAAACAATTGATTTAGATATTGTATCAGAACTTGTAAACGGCGAGGTAGTACTAGAAATAAACTTAACAAAAGAAGATTTGGCTGGCATGCAATTTAACATAAGCTATGACAAGTCTATTCTAATGTTTAAAGATATAATTTTTGACACTGGAAATACTATGACAAATTTTGCCAAACACTTTGACGACGGCAGAATAAATCTTGGTACAATAAATATAAAAGAGGAAAACGTTAAAACAGGCAAACCATTCAAACTCGTGTTTGTTCCGAAAGTATCAATTCAAAACACAGCTGGTCTTGTAACATTTAAAGTTACTGACGCTGTAAAACACAATGGAACAAAAGTAAACCTAAACATACAATAATATGAAAAAACATTTGCTATACACGTTGTTTGCCTTAATTGCTATAACCTCTTGTGCTAAAGACGAGTTTTACATTGGCGATATTTATAATCTTGTACCAGAATCTTTAGTTATTAAAGAAAACGCTGGATTAAAACTTGAGAACTATATTGTAAAAGATCAAGTAAGCGTCAATGTTAAACTACCTTCTCAAGGCGTTTATAGAATTAGAATAGAAGATATTTCTGGCAAAGTTGTTTCTCAAGAAAAAATAACCGCGGCACAAGGAGATAACATACTTAAAGTGTACGTGAATGCTTTGCCCAAGTCTTCTTATACGTTAAAAGTTACAACAGAGTTTAATCAAAAAATAGGTGATCAAATATTCTCAAAAATATAAATTATGAGCGAAGAAAGTGGCGGGGGATTTTTAACCCAAATAAAAAATCAAGTAATAGCTGGTGTTGGTGTAGTGTTGACTACTCTTTCAACCGTTTTTATAGATGAAATAAAATCTTTAGTTGGTATAAAAGATGAGGTAGAAGAAGTTGCGACACAAGAACAAGTTGCGCAACCAGAGATTATTATTAATATACCTGAACAAAAGAAAGACACTGTAGTTAAAAAGGTTTATGTAGAACCTAAAAAAGAAAAAACAGAAACTGAAAAACGCAAAGATGAAGGGCTTGATTGGTAAATTTCTATTTTTATGGTTGGCTTCAATAGGAGCTCTCTATGGACAGGTTTTAGGCAAAACCGTAACAGAAGATTACACTGCAGATTTTGAATCAAGAGAATCAATCTGGGACATCCCAGAATACAACGGGGATCCAACGACCGTGGCTTTGTTGAGTATCGGTGTTAATGACGAAGTATTAAGTCAATACCCTGAGCTCGGAGACTACAGAGTTGGACTTGGACTTACAAATATTACTACAGCATTTTTAGAAGAAACATTTCGTTTTGAATTTGTAGAAACAAAAGATGAAATAAAAGACCGTATGGTTAAGCAGTATAAAGCTAGCCAACGAGGCTTAACGGCTAATGAGATCAACATCGTAGGTAATATTATGCTTGCGAAGTATTTTTGTTATATAGAAGTGTATGATTTTTCTATATCAGAAGATGAAACACTTAATTTAAAAGATGGTGTAAAGAATACGCTTGTAACAAGATTAGGTTTGCAAGTTAAAATGGTTGATGCTGAGACTGGTTTATATATGACTGGCTCAGGATTAGGAAAAGCAACCACAACAAGAGAGCTAACATTACTTAATGATGAAAACCTAGAAGACGTTAAATTTAATCAATCGTCAATAGGTACGTCTACAAAAAAGGCATTAGAAACTGCAGTTGCGAAAGTTGTAAAACGCATGATTCGCAAAGGCGTATTTGATCACTAATGAAATGGTGGTATACTTTATATTTATTTTTTCTATTTATTTTATCGGCGCACTCGCAATCTTTAGTTCAGACATTTGTAGATCGCTGCACTGGAGAAATAAAAACAATAGTCATACCGCTTGAAGGTTCTACAGTTGTGGTTTTTTACAACAGATCAAGATCGTTTACTTTTAACGATGTAAGGTCTGGTGAATTACAGGCTTGGTTAGAAGAAACATATGCTTGGTGGCAATCATTATCACCTTGCTCTACAAATCAAGTCGCACAAACAGCAACTCAAACAACTACACAAAATGCAACACAAAACACGGCCTCTACAGCGGCTAGTTCAGTTAGCCCGCCAACTCAAGGAACGAATACAACAAGTCAAAGCAGTGGTACAGCGACTCAAAGCGGTAATACTGAATCTAGCTCATCAGCAGGAACAGGGGAAACCTCTAACTCCGGTGGAAGCAACGATTCAGGAGGTGACGGAGGCAGCCAAGAGTCTCAGGGAGAAACCAGTGAAGGAGAAAGTCAAGAGGGGAACGATAGTTCAGGAGATGACTCCGAGTCAACAGAAGAAAGCTCAGAAGGAGAAGAAAGTGAGAATGAAGAGGATTCAAATGATGATGATGATGGAGAAGAATCTGAAGATGAAGAAGACAGTGGGTCGGGATCAAAAAAATCAAACCCTGTAATTGTAGCCGCTAACATAGCTACAATGTCTGCCTTAGATGGCTCTATAAACTTAGTAACAAATGTGGGCTTATCTCAAGCGAGTTTATCTGGTGATACTAGTAATTCCTTGAATATTATGATATGGGATAACCTACAGCAATTTAATCTCAATATAGCCACTTCTTTTATGAATAAAGAACAACAGGTGATTATTAGAGATGGAAACAAAACAAAAACTACGGGTGGAAATGTAAAAAGCGTAGTTACTACATCATTAAACGCAATGTATTCATTTGGTACTTTGAATGCGGCTTTTGGAAAAAGCAAGGTTTATTTGATGAAAAATAACTTAGCGGCTGGTTGGGCTTCTAATATTATGGCGATGAAAATCCAAAAAGATTTTATGTTTATGCCAACAATGATAGGGTTTGCTACTAAGCCTTATGTTTTTTACAAGTACACTGTTTCACCCATGCTGGCTACGGCTTTAAATCCAGTTATGTATTCTACGAGTACAAAACAATTTACTTATAATACAAACGCTATGTTCATTATAGGTTCAAGTGGAAGTTTTAATCTTACTAAAAACTTTTATGTAAACTTAGGATTTAATATTATAGAAAGTACGGCTAACCTACCTATGACATGGGCGGCAACTATAGGAAGCAGATTCCAATTTTAAAACTAACTAACTAAACTAAACTATGGCTTTTAAAGACATTTTTAAAGACGAAAACGAAATCAACGAAAAATCAGTTGTTGGTTTTGCTTCATTTGCAATTATGGTAATATTTGCTCTTGCAGATATTGTTACAGGATTTATTGGTAAAGATCTTGTGGTCCAAGAATTTATTTATAACAGTTTTGTTATAATTACGCTTGGATCTTTTGGTATTGGTGAAGCAGGTAAAATATTTGGTAAAAAAGAATAATATGGCATTTATAAAACCTAAAGGTATTATCGTACACTCAATGGCAGAATATTTAAAAATGCCTGAGGGTCCAATGGGAGCGCATGACTTTTTAAAGTCTGTAAACCTATCAGTACATGGTTTCATTCATCCAAATGGAACTTATGAGAAAATGATTGAAACACCTAACAAAGCTGCACATGCTGGTAAATCTAAATGGGGTGATTTAGAAATGTTAAACGGGCATTTTCTAGGTTTTGAACTATTAGTGCCAGGTGAACATGACTTCTGTACGTTCTCAAAAGCTATTGAAACAGCTGGCACTTATACTCAAGCTCAGTTTGACAAAGCTGTTGAGGTATGCCAATGGTGGATTAAAGAGTATAATATTCCTGTAGAAAACGTAGTTAGACACTCAGACTGTTCTGGTGACGACGTAAGAGGTAAAGGTCAAGGTAAAACAGATCCAGGCTCTGCGTTTGATTGGGATGCTTTTAAAAAAGCTTTAGTAGCATAAAACATGAATAGAGCAAGTATTATATTGCTCTGTATTACGACTTTAGTTATATTTTTTATTTTAAAAGAACAACCTAAGCTTGATATACAGAAGTATGAGGATCAGATCAATATGCTTCAATCTGAAATAAATCTATTAGAAACAGCTAATGATAGCTTAATAGTTAAAGCTGCTATTTTAAGTGAAAAAGTAACTGAGTATGATAATACTATAGAACAGCTTAATAATAAAATAGATGTTATACAAGATGAAACTAAAAAGAAACTTGATTCTATTGATCGTTATAACAATGATCAGCTTCAAAAGTTTTTCGCAAATAGATACAAAGATACTATTAAGTGAAAACGTAGCTAGACTTGTTGTAAAAGATCTAGTAACATATGATGGTCTTCTTGTACAGTATGATGTAACAAGGCAGCAAATAAAAACCCTTGAAGATAAATCATTGACGCTACAAGAGGTTATCGAAAACTTAAGGTTACAGATAGAAAATAGAAATCAAGTTATAAAGCAAAAAGACGAGCAAATACTGAACTACCAATCAATATCTGACGATCTTAAAAAAGCTTTAAAAAAAGAAAGAAGAACTAAAAAGCTTTATAAAATAGGTTCGGCTATAGGCGTTTCACTGCTACTATCAAATATATTAACCAAATAAAAAAGGGAGATCGAAAGATCCCCCTTTATTTTTTTATCCGTCACATGATAAGCAATCCGGATCCATTGCCTTTGTAGCAATATCTCCTCTTAACACTGATTCGGTTCGCATGTAATACAACGTTTTAATTCCTTTTTTCCAAGCTTCCAAATGAACTTGATTTATCCATTTAGGCGTAGCCACAGAGGGAAACGCGAGATTCAAAGAAACAGACTGATCAACATACTGCTGGCGAATACCAGCTTGGTTAACGAGCTCGAGCTGATTTATCTCTTTGAATGTTTTAAATACGTCTTTTATTGTATCAAATCCATACTTCTCAATATCTTCAGCAGACTCAGATAGCTTTACAAGTTTACCTTGTACATATCCGTAATCTTCAAGCTCTGCAATATCTTGAACAGATCCTTTATCTTCTAATATCTTGTTCCAAGTCTCAGTGGTATTAATACCTATCTTTTTGAAGACTTTTTCTAACTCTTTATTTTTTCTAATAAATGTTCCTTTAGCAGACTGTTCTGTAAACACGTTTGCAGCCCAAGGTTCTATGCCCGGCGATACGTTTCCAGAAAGTTTTGAATTAGATACCGTGGGTGCAATAGCTCTAAGGTGTGTATTTCTAAACCCTGTATCCCTACACCATAATGGTTCTCCATATACCTCAGCAAGGTCACGGGAAGCTCTCTCTGATTCAATTTTAAGTTGACTAAAAACGCGTCTTGTTTCAAATTGTGCCTGCATACCCTCAAATGGTATTCCTTTTTGCTGTAAATAAGTGTGCCATCCCAGAACTCCCAAACCAAGAGCCCTTCCCTTTTCGGCACTACGCACACTATTTTCAAAGCCTTTAAGCCCTTTCGCCCGCTGAATAAACTCTTCAAGTACGCCATCCAAAAACCAAATACTGTGGTATATAAGGTTAGTGTCTTTCCATTCATCATATTTAGCTATATTAACTGAACTAAGACAACATACAAAACTATGGTTTTCATCCGTGTGTAATGTTATCTCAGAACATATATTTGTCATATGAACTTTAAGTCCGTTGTCTTTGTATGCTCTTGGATTACTTTTATTTGTATTTCCTTTAAAAAGGATATAAGGTTCTCCAGTTGCTTTACGTTTTTGTAATAGCTTTCCCCATCGCGTCCTAGCATCAATATCTCCTTGTTCAAGTCTTCGCATAAACTTATCACCGACCACAGCGCACTGGTGGAGATTGAGCGACTGTCTATTAACGTCACCTTTTGGCTCTCTAATCTCAAGCCAGTCCAAGAAATCGGGGTGGTCAATATTGATATTAACTGATGCTGCTCCTCGTCGGACAGATCCTTGATTAGTGGCAAGTATAGTTGAATCGTAAATCTTGCAAAACGGCACCACTCCGTCAGATGTTCCATTGTTTGTTATTTTAGCTCCGGCAGGACGAATCATATTGATGCCTATACCAACTCCCCCACCGTGTTTAGCTAGTAGCATCATTTCTAAGTTTTTAGCACCAATCTCTTGAATACTATCACCTACATCAATACCAAAGCACGATATAGGTAATCCTCGATCAGTACCTGTATTTGAAAGAACTGGCGAAGCTAGATTTAGCCAGCCCTTCCATATATAGTCAAAAAATACTTCAGCAAGTTCCGGTTTGTACAACCTTCTAGCAACAGTTGACGCAACTCGCATATACGCATCTCTTGGGGTTTCCCATGGTAACAAGTAACCTCCTGTTATTGTTTTTTTGTATACATCGGTATCGCCCCAAATAGGGTAATCCTCGCCTTTAATCCAATCGTTATTCCACATATTTTTAAAATAAATCGTCCCAGTCTTCTCCTTCGTTTGCTTTAGAATAATCTGTAGGTCTAATAGCAAAAAAGTCAGTGTGTGTTACTCCTCCAGTTAAATGATAAAACCACTCAAGATTGTCTGCTGCTTTTGAGTCGTAATCAAAATAAGCATTTAGTTCTGTGTACCCAAGCTCAATAAGCTTTTCATTTAAACGTTTTTTAATAAACTGCTTAAGATCATAAGACTTGAGGTTTTCAATATCTCCCATCTCAAACATTTTGTCAATATAATTCATTTCTGCATCATGCATCGCGTCAGCAGCAGCAACTACGTCTTCTCTACACGCGCTCAATAAGTCTGGTTGCTCTTCACACATATGCCTAAATAATTGGCAACCCATCTTACTGTGTAAGCTTTCGTCTCTCACACTCCATTTCATTTGTTGACCAATACCTTTAAGAAGATTACGAAGCTGAAAACTATACAACACAGCGAACGCGCTATATAGAGAAACACCTTCTGCAAACGCAGAAAATATAGCTAAACTTTTACCAATACCAACACGGTCGTTGTTTTCACATGCTACAAGGTTTTCAAATCTTTCCATTGTTGCTGGATCATGTAAGAAAGCCTCAAAATCATCAAGCCCAAGTGTTTCGTTTAAGTACGAGTAAGCTACAGCATGGATAGTTTCTTGACTACCAAACATCATAGCCATTTGTTGTATTTCGTGTTTAGGAAACCAACTAACTACCTTTTGTGTCCAATAATCAGATACCGCACACTCTGTCTGCGCAAAACCAAGCAGTATATTACCAACTAAATTCTTTTCAGATTTATTTAATTTTTCGTTCCAGTCTTTAACATCACCAGACATTGGTATCTCAGTGTGCAACCAAAATGCCTGTGCTTGTTTTAGCCAACCTTCTGTATAATAAACTGGATACTCAAAAGGTTTATAGGCTACACGTTCATCAAATAATCCCATATTTATTTTTCAATAATTAAAGCGATATCTACAAATGGTAAATAGAAAACCCAGGTATCATACTCTGGCTCTTCATAAACTCTAGATCCAAATAATATACCCGGATAAAAGCCTATACTGATCTCCCATTCTCTACCTCCCTTGTCCTCTGTATCTTTTGACATAATTTTTGCTTGTTTTAATTTTGCTTGATTTAGTTTTTGCGTTTATATTTTTTCTTCTTTTTTTAGGCTTAGGTATAAACACGACCAGATTTGCCTTTTTTGCTTTAACCATACACTTTTATGTTATAATAATTTTGAACTTCAACTAGCTCTTTAAATTTTAAATAGCCTTTTTGATCAATAGAAGACTTAATAAACTTATCTATTTGTCTTCCTACATAACGAAGCTTAGCTACTTCTTTTTCGCGTTGAGAATTAGCTCTATTACTCTGTGACATTCGTCTTGATTTTGTGGTTTGTACAATGTAATATTCGGCATATTTTCTTGTATATACCTTTTAAATAATTTCCAGCGCATAGGAAAAGATTCGTTAGCACGCCCTTTACACTCAATAATAAAGCCATCGCCAACAAAGTCTGGAGTATACTTAACAGGAAGTACACGCTTATTACCGCGATTAGCAAAATCACCTTTACCATTTGACTGCCTTTCATAGCATTCAGACGTAAAATCAAAACCGTCAAGTAGCGTGTAAGTTTCACCTTCGTATTGTGCGTTTATTTTTGCTGCTTTTAAAGCCATGTACATGTGCCTTTCAAGGCCAGATGCAAAATTAATTCCATCATATTTTATCTTTTTAGCTTGTACAGGACCTTTTTTTCTTTGTCTCACTCGCTTCCCCATATTTTGTCATTATCTAGCATATATCCATCATGACTTTCATCATAATGCAATCCATCATTTCCATTTTGACCTATAATATCCATACGTTCGTCGTCTTCTTCAAAAGCATGATTTGAACAAGGGTTGCTACGTCTTATAATTTCTTCTTGCCCAAGCTCTGTTAGCTCTTCTCTTGCGGCTTGAATATATAATATTGCATCCATAAGTTCTTCTTGAACGTCATTTAAATAACCAAGTAAATCTTTTTTACCTGATGTACGTTCATCATGCAACGTGCTTTTGTATTTTTTAAAACCAACATTAGAACGCTCAACAAATTTATCTACTACGCGTTCTACAACTGGATCTCTAAAAGCTATTTCTTTTTTATTCATAATTGCTTTACAAATGTTCCATTAGACATTTTACCTTTTCTACTTTTAATTACGTTATAAGCTGATGTGACGCAATCCTCAATATCAACACCAACGAATACTGCAAGGTTAGTAAGAACAACAACCATATCGCCAATTGCATCAACGGCTTCTTCTTTGTTTTGTTTAAGTATAGCCTGAGCAAGCTCTCCGGCTTCTTCCATAAGTTTAACATACTGCGTTTTTTCATCTCCTTTATCATATATGCCACGTTCATCTGCCCATTGTCTGATCAATGGAAATATATCCCTCATTGACGGGCCGATAGTAGACTTATCTGGCATCGTTAGACCTCCTATAAGGGACTTTTCATCGTTGAACTGATCCATAGGACCTCCCTGAATAAAAGCCTCATAAAAAGCCTTATTATATATGTAGCAACGATCGGGTGTATATTGTGATCTGAATATATTGCTTATTATCCAGCGATTAGCTTCTTCTGTTAACTCAAAATGACCCAGATGTGTTGTCCAAGTATGACCTATATTTTCTTCTAAGAAAGCAGGAAGATCATCTATTGAAACAGGAAACGTCGTTGTTTGTTCTGTTGCATTTAATTTCATTTCTTTATTATTTAGATTTTTATATAGTTTACGATCTACTTTATAACCATACATCTGTTGAAGCTCTATTTCTTTAATTGAAACCTCATCTATATCTTCTGTCGTAAGAAGTATTTCATATTGGTTAGGTTTATATCCTTGCTGCTGCTCAACTCTCAACCTGGGATTTGTTGTCACACCAACTTTCTGGCCTGGTATATGGTAAATATAATATTTTTTATTAGAGTCTGTCATTGTATAGGTGTAAATTGTTAACAAAGTGATAGTATTGACCAACGTCAATAGACAGCCTCTGAGCTACAAGTTGTTGCAGCTTTGAAAAGCAATACTGGTCATTAGGAAAACCGTACCATAAATCATTGGAACGCATCATAACGGACATGTAGAGTTTATTGTCCATTATATAAAAGTTTACGGCATAAGTACAGGGCGTATCAAAAGCATAATCAATGTTTTCTTTAGCATCATAGATGCTTATAGAGGCTTGCCGTGTTTGCGGATCGCGTTCAAGAAGATTAATTACATATTCAAGTTGATTATTACGTCTCCATTGTGATCCATAATTAGAATTTACGCGCCCATTTTCATCAGCCATACGCTGCCAAATAGCTGGTACTTTTCCGTATATTTCGCCAAGAGTAGAAAGCCTATTGTCACCTGATAAATACCACTCCCATTCAGCGTCAGCATACTTTTGGTTCCAAGGTCTATCGCGGTGATAAACAACATTATCTAATGGATTTTCAATCCAAAAACCTATATTAAATAAAGCTTTTGTGTTTTGAAATTTAATACCACTGTGTTTAATAATTTCAAGCCAGTATTCAAACGCGTGAGTTGCATTTTCAAAGTTCGTCCTCAGGTCTATATTTGTTTGCATAGTATAAATAAAATTCGAATATTTTTTTAATTACTTCGTTTCTGTCGTATCTTTCTGGAGACTTATGTATTTTCTCTTTGATTTTGATATTAATGTGCCATGGTCCATTCTCGTTACTGTCAGCATATATAATGATTTTATTGTCTGTACACCAGTACAATGCAAATCGTTCTTCTTTGTTTGGTTCGTATTCTCCATAATCGGGCGCTAATAAACTGCTAGTTGTCCAGTGTTTTTTCTTGGCCATATTATTCCCAAGGCATTGCTTCGTTTTCTATTAATACAGGTTCGTGCGGTATAAAACATCCAGACTTAGGTTCCCATTTAAAATGAGCCTCAGCTCCGTTTTCACCTAGGTTTTGAAACTTAACTTTAAGCACTTTTGCTTTAACAGTTTTAGCTTCATAGTCACGATGAACTAATATACCGTGGTAAGATGCGTCATACCATTCACCTCCACCTTTAATGTTGTACATTGTAGGTTCTTCAATCTGTCCATCTTTGTCTTTGTACATTTTAGTTGGGTGTGCTACTACTATAACTAAAACATCATATTTCTTACAGAATGTTTCAATTTTAGTTAAGTACTCCATTGTGTATCTATTGACGTCTTCTGTTTTAGCATCAACGTCTCTTACTTTGTTAAATGGATCAATAACTAAGCATTTAATGCCTTTGCGTTTTACGAGTTCAGCTCCCTTTCTAAGGACCGCTTCCAACGAATAACGGTCCATATCAATGAAATAAAAATTATCATTTATATGTGTTTTTACTTGTTCCCACTTTGCGCTTCCAATGTCTGTCTTACTAGGCATTCCTTCCCACACTTTTCTAAATAGCTTGTGGGCATGTAAGTAAGTAGGTGCATTTTCTGGAGAAGCATACGCTGTTTTCCAGCCATATAGCTTATTATATCCGACAACCATTTGATCGACAAAATCACTTTTACCGGAAGAAGGAATACCAGTGACAGTAATAAACTGACCAGTATAAGTCGAAAAGATACGGTCAAAGTTATCAAGACCAACTTGATATCCAGGCTTAAAACCGTTATTGACGAAATCAACGATCTCGTGCTCGATGTCTTTAAATGTTGTAACATTCTCAAGCGGGACTGGTTAGGCGGTTGATATATGCTCTGCCAGTTTTTGTTTTCCATATTTTTGTAAATAATCGTTTGCGTCCTTGACGTCGTCGAAACTGAGTGTATAGCACAACTCTGCGCCAAGACGTCGTATTAGTTCAGACTGTAACGCTTGACCTGCTTCGTCGTTGTCTACAGCTATAATGACTTTGTCTTTATCAGAGAAATAATCTATACAGCTATCAAGATAATCTAAGTTGTTATTAGTAAGTGTAGCTCCATTAGGTACAGAAACAACGTTTTTAATACCAGCTTCATGAAATGAAAGAACATCCATTTCACCTTCAACTATAACAACGGTGTTATAACCTACAGTGGCATCAATGTTGTAAAATACTTTTTCAGCTCCTTTAAAAAGCTTAAAGTTTTTTCTACCATCTCTGTATTTGATGTTGACTAGTTCATTACCTATAAAGTAATTAAACTGAATTGTGTTTTCTTGTTTACCCGTTTGTGGCATAAACTCCAAACCCTCGCTGACTTTTAAATCATTAAGGGTTTGAAGAGATATACCTCTGCTGTCAAACCAAGCTACAACTTTCGGGTTTTGGATGAGTGGTGATTGATGATCGGGAGTTTCATAGATTTTATCTATTTCACCTCGACGCTTATAAGTATGTAGCTGAAATGTTTGATGGCAGTTGTGACATGTTCCGAGACCACGTTCCCAATCATAACTAGCACACTTAAGCTTTTTATTCTCGGGTTTTCTATCGTGAGAACACAGAGGACAAGTACCTTGTGTTTTACCCACTTCAAGTTCATATTGATTGAATTTTTCAATCGCAAATCCATTGATCTCTACGTTGTTAACGTGCATGTCTTAAACTGAAAATTAAATTAAAATGGTAGATCGTCGTTTGCTACAGGAGACGCAGCCTGTTGTTGAGGTTGTCCGTCACGTGGAGTTGGTTGTGGTACAACACCATCAGTCCATACGACTTGTACATTGCCTAAATAAGTTTTAGCTTCTTTGGCATCACGCTCCTCTTTTGACTGAGCAACCGTTATAGGTCCATCGTTACCAAACTTGTCTTTTTCATTGTTGATGGTAATAGTCAAAGGTAAATACTTACCTTTTTTACCATCGATAATCTTGTCTTTCGGTATGTCAGACAGATTAATACTTGTTTTTAAAATAATTGCCATATCTATAATGTATTGGTTTCTAAATACTGTTTAGGGTCAAACCCTTCTGTTTTATAAAACAAATCATATATGTGACTTGCTCTTTGCACTTTATCTTCTCCTGCTAGATAAAAATTATCTGAACATTCAAATATATTAATTTTATATGAAGTTTTGTCGATAGCAATAAAAATAAATTCATAGCCAAACAGGTGCCTGTAAATATAAGCTTGGCTATCGTAATTATACTTTTTAGCACTCCATTTAAAACCATCTATATCTGAGGTTGTCTTGATGTCAATGATAAGCTTTTCACTGTGGTTTACAATGTCAGCTTTTCCTTTCCATTTGTTTCCAAACAACTCTGTAACGCCAGGCTTTTCATATTCATTACCCTCTGCCTGAATAAGATCTCTACAAATATCGTTATCAAGTATAATATCCCTAAGCTTTTCAATAACATCAACTTCATGTTGAAGCAGTATTAGTTCACCTTGAGATACCTCTTTGTATTCTTTATTGTTTCTGCTACTAGCCTTAACAACTTTAAACTTATGTAGTTTTTCAGGTTCAAGTATACACGTGTGTAAGTAACCGCCAATAAGCATTGGAACTGTTTTTTCGGTTGGCTTACCTAGATCTAACGGGTTTTTGAAAAGAGTACCAATATCAGAGTTTGATAGGTACTTCTTTCCAAATTCACCGTAATAGTCCTCGTCATTTTTCAGACGGTCAAGCGCTTTGGCTTGGCTCATATTATAATTGTTTTCTTAGTTCATATTTACTTGCGTCAACAAAATCCTCTGATTCATCTTGGCCAAACACGCCTAACGCGTAGAAGCCTGTAAGCTTTAACACGATACGTGACATAGCTCGTTTTTCAGCCATAGCAAGTACATAACTTTGGCGGCAGTTTTTAGGTGATGCCTCTCCAAACGTAGTTATAATTTGCTCTCCGTACTGACCAACAGCTTTAACAGCGGCTGATTCACCAGGCGTATATTCAATTACTTCATAATCAATATTGATATCAGCAGTTGCCTGTATTTTATCAATACCTGATCTTGTAATAATTGTCCAGCCTTGCGGAGACTTGAATGTGTCTTCTTGGTTGAGGTTGTATTTCTTGTACAACTCTCTTAGCATTTCGGTTTTGGTAAGTGTGGTGCTCATGGTTTAATCATTTATAAAATCTAATACTTGGTTTGGGTCTACGTTATCTATTAGCTTATCAAGGGCTTCACGTTTAATCTGAGATACCCTAACAAAGTCAGCAACACCTTGAATATCAAGTAGTTTTGCTATTTTTTTAGCAGGTATTTTATCACAGTCTAATCCGAAACTCATCCTCAACACATCGTATTCACGATCGTTAAGGTATTCCCTCATCAAAGATAATATATATTTGTTAAGTAAGTTAATATTATATTCCTTTGATTTGTCTTCTATATCAAAAGGTTTTTCTTCGTCCTCGTTTTCATCTATACTAGAAAATATAGAGTTAAAAAACATTTCTACAAGCTCACGATCTTTTCCTTCGTTTTTACGTATCTCATTTAACTTGTGTTCGGGTATACGTATATCTCCCCTGTTAATGTCTATGTTGCGTCTAACGGATCCTTTTATTCGTTTTGATACAAAGCCTTTGATCTGTCTTTCTACATCATCATTCATGTTTATAATGTTCCAGTCTAAACGATCTACAGCTGCTATTAATCCGTAATTAGCTTCTTGTATAATATCATTTATAGTCATTACGCCTGATGCTTGATCTGATGTTGAAAATGTTCTTGCTATTTCCATGGCAAAAGGCATAAGTTTTATAATTAATTCGTCTCGTGTATATTCATTCCACGGTTTGTCTTCAGGCATACACGCCTCTAAGTCGCGTTTATACCTTAGATAATTTTCTAAGTTGTAATTCTTCATTTAATTGGTCTTTTTCTTTTTTCAATGTTTCTGGCATGTTACGATATATAGTTCTTGTTGTTACGTTTAAGGCTTTAGACAACTTTTGTATTGTTATCTTTTCACCTTGCTCGTGAATATACAACATTATTTCATATATATCACTCTCAGAAGCATTTTTATTTCGACCGATTAAACTTCCGGTAATTTTAAGTTTTTCTATTACGGTTAAACCTGTACCGTCTTTGAATATAACTTTTCTTAATTTATTTTTTGGTTGTGTATCTAAATCAATTTCTAAAACCTTCTTAAGGATGATGTCAAGATCCCTATCACTGATATTGAAACTGATAAAACCATTGGATCTATTTGTAATAAACTTTGCAAGATCTATAAATTTTTCTTCTGTTAAACTTTGATTTAAATATAGTAAAACATATAAGTGCCAATGCAAAGACTTATATGATGTAATTAAGCTTTTACTATGAAACAAAGAATAATATTCATGTGTTCCGTTTTCATAATACCAACCCCATTGGTACTTTGCTGTTGGCTGATCATTAATTGGATATCGCCTGTATATTATTTTGTTACGATGCAAATAATCCAAATTGTGTGACATTAGCCCCTATCTATTATATCTTATACCCTATTGTCACAGTTTTGATTAGTTTGTTAGAAGCCCCGTAGACAAGGTTATAACTACAGGGCAAACTAACTGGAAAAACAAAATTAACTAACTAAACTAAACTAATTATGGAAACTATGACAACCTTGTATTTTACAAATATAAAAAATTTATTTTAAGAATTGATTACTCCTTTTTTAATTAAACGTGCGCGTAAGTTTTGGTATTTGCGCATTACAATTGCTGCTTTTTCAAATTTTTCTTGTTCTTCATATAAACCTATTAATGTTTCTAATCGTGTCAGCTCAGCAATTTGATGCTCAGTCTCTTCTTGTTCACGATCAAGCTGCTGTTGCTTCTCAACCAATTTGTCAACAATAAGATCGGCTAACTTGTCGTAGTCGAAGTCTTGCATGTGTATAGCAAAATAAATGCAACCTCAATAATGCCGACGATATAAACGCCGACAAACATTTGCTTGATGATTGCTAGTTGTTCTAATTGTTCTCTAAGTTCTATTACTTGCTCCATTAATGGTATATTAAACCAACTTTGTTATTATCTGGACTAAACCATTTAGTTGCGTATAAATCATATTCTGATGCATTTACATAGCCATTCATATCTGAACCCACAGAAAATATCTTTGTGTGTCTATGGACGCGAGGATTAATCATGTGCGATTGTTTACCTGAGTCTGAGAATATAAAGTCAAAGTTATCAGGCACGTATGACCGCTGCACAAGATCAAACATGTTTGTGTAGCTATAAAACCTTACGTTGGGTAATGCTGTAGCTATTTCAAACCATTTGGCCATATATGCTGGACTATAATAGTCGCCAGAATCATGAACGCGGATGTAGTCAGCTTTCTTACGTTTGATCTCGTTAATCATAGCTGGCACAAACTCGTCTGTCTTACTAAACTCATAACGTTCTTCATGAGCTTTGTTTACGTTAGACCAGATGTACGCGCCTTTGCGGGCATAACAAAACTTAGCACAGTCGCCCGCCATGGGGCAGATCATTTTACCTGATTTAGATTTGTATGCTGGCAATGTCCAATTAAACAACCTAACTCCAAAATACTTGGACGTCTTTTTGATTTTCGAATTCTGTGTAAGTAGATTCATCAATTATTTTTTTGCGTTGTATTTTTAATTTACTTAACGTATTTTGAAGATCAGATATTTTTTTATCAATATCTTCGATTGTGAACGTTTTAATTGTTGACATAACTATTATCGAAAGATCGTCGTATTTAGTCTGTAAATCTTTATTGTACGCAAATTCAAAGTCTAAACTTTTAAGCGCATGAACAACGGTTGAATGATCTCTGTTAATGGTTTTGCCAATTAAAATTGTAGTTGCGCCTACATATTCTCTTGCTAATTTACAGTATAACCATCTAGCCATAGCTATTTCATGTGATCGATCTTTAATGCCAAGATCTTCAATACCTGTATACTCTTCAACAGCATGTTTTACTTTTAACAATTCAGTTTTCATCTAGTTCTATTAATTTAAATAAATAGTTATACATATCTAGTTTGCGATCTGTAGCATCCAACCTAATTTCAAGTTGATCCATACCGACAACGCCAGTCATATTGTTTTCTATGTCTTCGTGTATTTGCCTGTATTCTCTTTCAGTTGACTCAATACGAGACCACACATAGTTTCTAGCTTTTTCTCTTGTTGTCATGAGTTTAAGTATTTAAGTGAAATATAATTAATTGCTTCATCGTCATCTTGATCTTGGTAATAAGCTAACGCGCCTGTCACGCCGTACCTACCAATAAGATCGTGTATCTCCTCTTGTTTATCCGCTTGCAGTATCAGCATGTCCATGTGAAGGTTTTACAATTAACACCCTGCGGGTGATTTCATCTTGGTATTTCTTGTGATCAATAAATTGCCTGATCTCTTGTTTAAAGTTGTATAATTTTCTACTCATCTTAAATAATTTTTATCAATGTAATTCATATCTTCAAAATAATTCTTGTGCTTACAGTATTCCCATAATCCAAATGGTGTAACCTGCCTAACAAGATGCTCTATTTTTTCGTCTGTGTAATGCCTCATATCTTACCAGTTAATATACCGTAAAAAATACTAATAATACTGAAACCTATCGTGAATAATAACACGCCCATCCACGCATAAAATATATACTTTGAAATATTTTTCATAGCTAATCTAATAAAACCATATAAGCTTCTGCATTGTGTCTTCTGAACCAGTCAAGTCCAATGCGTAAGTCTTTTTGAAACTCAAAAGACTGAGGACTAAATGCGCCGCCTACACGATCTATAACATACTGTAAACCAAGTATATAGTCATACACTGAAAGTTCTTCAGCATTTAACTCATAGGTTTCACCTGAAAAAGGATTTTGTACTACATCCCCTTCATCATAAATTCTTAGTTGCCCAGCAAACTTAGATTTAAACTCTGGTAATTTAATTGTCTTCATGTTCTGTTTCTGCAAATTCGTTATACAATTCTTCCCAAAAATAACTTTCTTCATCACTAGCGTCTATAGCACTAATAATTTCTTCGTCTACAAACATAGTCATACCATCTTTAATACACTGTATAACTTCGTCTGCCATGTTTTCTGGATAGTAGAATATATCTACATCCCAAGCTACGCTGCGATCACCGTCAAATCTACGGTAAATACTGTAGCCGTCTGCTGTTTCGACCTCGCAAAACTCTACATCATACGATGGAGTAAGTTCATAGGTTTCATCGATCTTAGCTTCGTAATGATCGAGTACTAGTTTTCTGTAATTCATGATACTATTGCTGTATTAAATAATGATCTTAGTTCTTCAAAAAATTCTGAGTCTTTTTCTTTGCCGCCAATGCTCCATGATTGCAGATGATTTACCGTATAATCGCGGTCAAATGTTTTCCAGTCGTAAATTGTGAATGGTTTGCCGTCAAATACAAACACCCATTCAACTTGTATTTTATCATCGCCTGATGGCACGTTGATACTTGGCTCGCCAAATTCTGCTACAAGTTGATCATACGCAACAGATTCTAGTTTACCTATTTTAAATGTACCTGTTGTAAACTTGTAGATAGTATCTAAGCTATCAGTTGTCGGTGACATTTTCCAAATGTGTGATTTAGTTTTTGGTATCATAATCTTGTAAATGTTTCTTTTAAATTCCATACAATACGATCTACTGACGCGTCAACACCTGTAGAACCTGGAGGCATATTAACCTCATTTTTATATGCGTGTTCTGCAATTAGATCCCATACTATATCATAACCCTTGTCTGTTATGAAGTCTTCTAATAAGCTAGCCATTTGCTTTTCAGCTTGCAAATAGATATCTAGTTCATCTTCGTTTAGCCTACTAATCATTTTGTTCTGTTTAACCATTCATTTAAATTACCTACAATTTCTTGCATAAGAAGCGCGTGCTCATCATGATCGACCTCAAAGCCTTGCTCTGTACTTTTAGCTAGTGCTATAAATACCTTGTCGTGTAAAAAATCAAAAATACTTACTGTGAGTTTGATTTTAGTGTCATTGTCTACTATCATAATTATTGTTTTACAGTTATATTATCTTGCTTGCGTCGTATTAAGTCTGTAACTTTGTATGGTATACTGTTGTACGGCACTTCGTCAGAGTTAACTACACTAGTTTTCTCAGCCAAGTAGTAATTCCAGTACGCGTGTATAGCATCGCCGTCGACTTTATACTGATCAGGCATACACTGCGGCGGTTCAGTAAACTCACCATCAGGCATACCGTCAGGCGCCCACAGTAAATGATCTATACATTTTTCAAACGCTAGGTGTCTTTTACCATAACGATCCTTGTACTCGTCTGCTAAACCTATAAAATGATCAAGCATCCATGCGTAGTTCTGTCTGTTCTGCCGCACCCATACTGTTGAAGGATGGTTGTAGTGTGCTTTTTTATACGGAACTGTATCATTGCCATAATGATGGTGCGCCGTACAAAGCATCTGGGCGGATTCTAAGACCATTTTAACTACGTGCTTATTGTATTGGTACTTGGCAGCAGCAAAAGGATCGTCGTGGAGATAAAAGATATTCATTAGAATACGTATACTTGTCCGTTGAATTTAATTCTTGCAATGCGATCAAGGTTAACTGTTCTAAACCCATTGTCTTTCATAGAGTATACTATAACGTTGTTGTGCAAGGCAGGATCGTAGTTTAATCCTTTACCATTTACACCTTTACGTACACCGAAGCGCGCGTTGATACTGCGGCGTTCACCGTTTGTTTTGTAGAATTGTACATTGAAAATTCCACCTAGCTCTTTAAGCTCATTTAGTAGTTCTTGCATAAT